GACCAGTGATCTTATTGCGCAATTTACCATCCTGCCATTCAAACGTATCCATCGTTTCACCAATCATCGTCTGGAACATGGAGCATTCCGAATCGAGACCCATCTTTAATTCATGAGGGGCGCATTGGCCGAATAGGAACTTGTGCTGGACGTTAAGCTGGTCATTGCTGTGGCTCCAGATGCCGTTCACTTGGAAGTCATCAGCAATATCATCCACCTTCATCTCGGTGAGAACTTGAAGGTAATCCTGAGTCTTGCCAATTGAGAGCCCGCTATTTAGGAACTTCCACGGATAGGGGGTCTCGGGGTGGAACTGAGCCAACGATTCATCGGGGAAGCAGTACCGCTCCGCATTCCACATGATGCGATATTGCGACTCCCAGTTGTCTTTGAATGTCTGCAATGCGGTGTATGGCGAGCGAGCAAACACCACATCAAACGCATCCGCAAAGATGATGTAATCAGCATTCACCACGCCTTCCTCAATGGCTTTCTTGATGAGCTTAGGTTTGCAGCCAAGACCAGTCCACGGCTGATCCCAACCAAGGATCGTTGGCGCTATCCCATGGCGCACGCATGAGGCAACGAATGCTTCATAACCACGAATGAGGTAGTCATGCTTTGGCGGACCATCCGCAACGGCGACGATTTGTAGGTTCATGGTGTGAAGAGGATGCGGCAATCTTGCTTGTTCCAAACTTGAGTATCCCAATCAAGTTCTTGACCCGTAGCTGTGTCTGTGGGCGTGTAGCCTTCTTCGTAGAGTTGCTCTAACATGATGCCGACATGCTCCTCGCAGGAGGCCAAACGAAGAGGATGGATCTCAAGCAGGATTGCTGGGCGAAAATTTGCGATAGTCTCAGACAGCCCGCGTAAGACATGGGCCTCGTGGCCCTCAACGTCGATCTTAATTAGGTCGGCACCTAACATGCGAACATATGAGTCGCCAGTAACACATGGGATTTTATATATCTCGCCTTCTTTATTAGCGGTGGAATAATGGCAATCCCACTCTTGTCCCATTTCTATCATGCCATAATGATCTGATACAGCTTGATCTATGCAGTGCATATCATGCGCCAATTCAGAATTAGAACATAAAACCCTGTACGAACCTGGATGAGGCTCAAACGCATATACAAACCCTTTGGGATTTAAGGACTTGAATGCTAAAGAGAAAACTCCATGCAGCGCACCTATATCAAAAAACCGCCTCTTCCCCCTCGCAACTTGCAGAAACGCCTTCATCTCCGCAACCATCTCAGGTGAGCGCCAGCAAAAGAACTCGAAACCGAATCGCGATTCTTCAACGGTAGGGATTTCAACGCCACCAGGGAGACGAATAAACCCAGGCGCTACACCTTCGTTCAAAAGGTCATGCTCAATCTTCAGTTCTTCGATAGTCATGCGCGGAGAAATAGAACGTCTTTTTGAATGATCTCTCTGGAAATTGGATGGCAAATCTCACCCAAGTCTGCCGAAACAAAGAAGCCATGCGAGGCCATGAACTGAATCTGCTCATCAGCCAACGGTGCTCCTTGGTTGTAGGGAATTATTGATAATTCCATCACGACCGCTTTAGCAGATGCCAACGTATTCGGAGCGCCACGGAAGATGTCTAGTTCGCTACCCTGCGTATCAATCTTGATGAGGTCGAAGGGATGGCCCTCAACTAGATCATCAAGTCGCTGCGTCATCATCGGCACGCCAACGGCATTGTCGCCCTCGTAGAACGGAGTTCCAACCTCTCGCTTGTAGCTGACTCCTGTGCAAGCTGGAGCTCCCTTGCGCTGCCACAAAGTAACCTCCTTCTCAGAGTCACTGAGAAGCGCGATGCGGAAGTTCTCGCCACTGGCGTCAAGTTCCTCACGGCACTCGGGGTTTCCTTCGACTAGGAGGTAAATGGCATCCGGCCAGTGCTTGCGGGCTTCCTTGGTCCACGCCGAACGATTTGCCCCAATATCTAAACAGGAGCGAGGGGTGATGTGCTGTTTAAGGATGTCGAAATTCATCGGCTGGAAGGGATCATGCTGAACGACACTGAGTCTAATTTTTCACCATTGGCTTTGCCCCAATGCGATACGTGCATGTCACCATAAACACGCATTTTCGTATCATCTTCAAATGATTGAAGAATGCGTGTTATCTGAGATACCGATTCTCTATATTTAGAGATGATGTCCACTGGTGTACTTTCTTCACTCATAGTCTTTTAGCAATCTCAGGAATCACATACTCGTTGGCAAAGCGAGACGAGCGGTACCTATCAATGTTTTCTTGGGCCGAAACGTAGATGTCGTGGAGATTTGGTAAATCACGAAGGAGGTAAATCTGTTCCGCCATCGTTTGCAGGTGAGGCGAGTAGATGCGGATGCAGTTCTCCATATCCACCCAAGGGAAGGCGTGTGCCATGCCGTCTGCAAGGAATACAGGGACTGTGTGAACTGGTGCCTCTGTGGATCTAAAACAGACGTTGCCTGACCCTGGCAAACTCACGCTCATCTTGCTTTGCGCCTGCCTGCGCATGATCTCACCAATTGGAACCCGATGTGTATGCAGCGAATGGATACTGATAAACTTGGTATGCGGCTCCAAGGCTTTCGCATCGATGTGCTCAAAAGAAGCGATGACATCGACCTTGTGATCTGCCATCAGAGCGTAAATCTCGGAGGCTAGGCGTGGTCGGATAGGGTTGCTAAACCCCCAATTAAAAAACAGGGTGAACGGCCTGCGATCAAACTCCGACTTTGGCTCAATCTCCCAAGCATCATTCACGCACGGCCACTCAATCGGTAGGACATTGGCGCTGCGGTCTTTCTCGAAAAGCTCACGCTTGAAGTAGAGCGCGGGCGGATTCTCTTTGAGCCATTGGTGGAAAGGTTGCCATTCCTCGCCTTGTTTCAGCACCTCATCCTTGCCGAAGATAAGAGTATCCTTCAATCCCGGCTCGTCGCCATACAGTTCCAGCAGGTCGATAACCACAACGGGCTTATTCACATGTCTGAGAGCCGTGTTGAACTGGTAGTTTGCGACGTTTGAAATTACGACCACGACCACATCTGCGTGAACTGTGGTCGTTACTCGACCCCTCAGATGGTTCAGCAGGTTTTGCGAGAACGTGGGGTCGATGCTGCCACACGAAGAGGCTGAGAGAATTTGGAGGTGTGGGGTCATGCTTTCTTTATGGTCAAATACCACGAATAGCGACCATCATCAGGCATTTCATACACCGTTTCCCACGGTCCAGTGTGCGCCAAGACTCGCTCCTTAAATGTTTGCAGTGAATAATCTTGCTCAAAATGCCCAAGGTTATTGCCCTGGTTGTGCTCCGCGATGTACTTCAAGAATCGCTGTTGGTCCGGGCAATTGGTGACGATAAGGCCACCCGGTTTCAAAACTCTGCGCCATTCTGCGATGATTCTCACTAGATGATCGTATGAGAAATCTTCTAGCAAATGCGCGCTGTGAATAAATGAAAGTGACTCGTCGCAAAACATCCCGAGATCATCACATGATCCGCGCATGATCTGCTTATCCCCACCCACGTTCGTGTAAGGTTGGGCCATATCAAACGTGATGGCATGAGGAACAATGGCATCCCCACCAAATCCGATGTCCAATCCGAGCCCTTCGCAGAACTTCGCCAAGTGTGGTCTCGCTAACGCTGTTTCACTCATTCCAAGTATCCTAGATGCGCTATGCGGACACGGCAAGTTTTAATGATGCCCGTAAAACCTAATCGCCCCAACCGCCGCCCATCATCACCGGCTCCTCATCTTTGACCATTGGCTTCTTCTTTTTAGCCCAGTCGAACATGTCTGAGAACTCACCGCCGAATGGGTTCACCGGTTTAACCTTCGCCGCTGAACGGGCGCTACTGCTCAACCCGTGACGCCTGCGAGCAATCTCAATAACGCCCATCCAAGAGTCCGCTTTGTCGGGGGAGCGGCCATTCGTGCGCTCCTTCATCTTCTTTTTCTCTTCGACACGAACCTTGCCGCCTTGCTCCTCGTAGGTCCGAGCGCACATCTCCATCATGGTGGCGGCGTCCAGGCCCTTTAGCTGCCCGTCCTTGTTTAACTCCTTCCCCACGTACCAAAGCTCGGAGACGCGGTTAACGAACCTCTCTTTGCCTGTGCGCCTGTCAGTGCTTGATACCGGCTTGTCCGATGGCGCTCCGCCGAATCCGATCATCTGGAATCCTTGCCCCATCTTCATAGCTAGGATGGTGCTGAATGGATCTCCGCCGCCCGTGGAGTCGATGCCTCGGTCTGGAATGGCTACTCCGCGCTTTTCGCACTCCTCAATGAACAAATCGGCTAATTGCTCGTTGCGATCCTTGGTCTTGTGCTTGGCATCCACCCGCAACAGGAGGTTCATGACATCAGTGGATTCGACCACCTTCTTGATTTTGCCGTTGTCATTGACTGTTCCAACCTTAGCAAAGCGGGCGCTGGCTTCATCGCCTCCATGAGAGAATGCAGGATCAAGGAAGGCAATGGGTGTTGGCGCTTCCAGCCAGTTGTTAACGGGCCGCGCAGCCATGGAGGCGGTAAGCTCTGCCGCTTCGTAGATGCTCCCAACAAGGCCGGTAGGGCTCGGGAAGCTTTTGACCATGCGGTAGTACTCGGCGCTCTTTTCGCCAAGCATCTCGCGGTAGGCCATCACTTTTTCGAGTGTGAGCAGGCCAGGGTAAAGCTCCTTGCCAGCAAGCACGTTGGGCGACTTCTCGCCATCGAATCTCAGGCAGTAGCCTAGCTTCGTTTCCCATCCTGGCATTTCCTCGGTGATGGAATCCCACCCGTCCTTTGGCTCTGTGAAGATTCCGAACGGATCGAAGATGGAGGTCAAGTTGCCAATCCCGATGAACTGGAAGTCAGGGTTGGAAAACAAATTTCCTTTAGCGGCCTCATACAGCTTGTGTGTGAGCAGCGGAAGCTCATCGCCAATCAGGATGACCTTCTTAGCCTTAAAGCCGATCTTGGTTGAAGCTTCCGAGTCCTGCCCCTTGCCGCCAGCGATGAGAGCCAAGCCTGACAGTTCGCTCTTTTCGTCGGCGGTGTTGTAGCGAATCTTGCCGCGAGAGGAAACCATCTTGCCTGGGACTCCAAACGGCCCCATAAACTTAACCAGTTCCTCCCAGTACTTCTCGATAACACCCCAGATACGCATCCGAGATTCTTCAAGAGTGGTGGATGTGATGAAGACTTTAGTGTGTTCAGGATCAAGTAAGAAGTGAACGATTGCCCATATGGCACCCACCTGCGACTTGCCCGATGAGGCGTGGCCCGCTAATCCAAGGAACTTCCATTGCCTAGCAGCTTTTACACACTTGTCTGCAATAGGGTTCCAAGTGAACTTGTACGTGCACTCAGGTCTCCCCCAAATGATTGTCACAAGGCGCTTAAAATGCTCCTCCCATGGCATCATGCCAGCGGCCCCTTGAGCCTTTAAGGAATCGTAAAGTCGCAGGACTTCGATCTCAATCTGCCAGTCTGGCTTAGGTCCAACTGGGTTGCCTTTGACGTCGCGCAAAGGCCCGAACTCCATTCCATACCTGCGTACAAGGAATTGAGCTGGGACTTTTTGAGTGGACGCCATTATGGGCGCACAGTATCAGACTGAGCCGTAACCGTCAACGCCCCTGATGCACAGGGTTCTTGCAGCCCGCGTGATGGATGAGCGGGGAAGCTCTCGAAGAGTTATTCTGGATATAATCACATCCATCAATTTCGATGATTGTCCATAGCTCAAACTTCGTTTCAGTTTTCTTGGCATCTGGCGCATCACACCCAGTCAAGAGCGCGGCGAGGATGAGCAGGCGTTTCATGGTGTGTGACTGTATGGTTGAGGGGCGGCATTGCATGTGACTTCATACGGTGACGGTGTGTGATATGGCATATAAGGCCACACATAGATTGGCGGAGAAGGAAATGTCATTGGTGGAGGTTGCGGCGTTGACCTCCTCATTTCATCAAAAGCCCTCTGGTATGATTCCCGTTCCTTGCGTGAGGTTTCGATTATCCCACGCATGGCATCCTCATTGTGAGACTGCGACTTTTGTCTAGCATCTTCAGCTCTCTCCATCCAATACCGGATGACCTGCCGCAGTTCATCTTTCGTGCCGCTGGCAATATCCTCAGAAACGTCATTGCTGAGTTGGTCAATGCGCTTTTGGGAGAGCTTCTTATTCATCGCCTTGGTTAGGCGTTTAGCATGAGCCTTTTCATCTGCCTTATCCTTGCGTTGAGTAGCTCTAACGTGCTTAACGAAGCTGCCTTTTGGTAGTCCGAACTCTTCCGATAATGTCTTGGGTTGTTTCTTTTTCATAAATCAACTTTCCTCCTGCCGTGCATATCTGTGAGCGATGATGGCGTTAATGGCAAGGTTCGCCATTGTTATAATGTCACCAAAATGGAATGGTTGCCCATGGTAGAGTGACGATATGTCAAGCACCACAAAGGCGATTAATAGAATGATAGATAGGTAGAAAAGGCGTTTCATAACTCAACTTTCTTCATATCGCCGCAATGCTCGCAGCGAAGGTGGTACTTGGTTCCAACGGCCACGTTATTTTCAATCACAATGCGCGTGGTATCATGAATCTCCCACTTGTGCTGGCAAGATGAGAAGCGCCCGATGATGAGGCGGTAGAGGAGTCCGATCATGGGGTGATAAAGTTCTCCGCTTTGCAGCCATCTTGAGGGCAGTGTATCGCTAGAAAATCACCATCCCTAAAGTCGCTCACATATCTAGCCTCATGCGCCTTGAACGTAAAAACGCATCCGCATGATGTGCATGTGCACTCCCTTTCAATCTCCCTTTTTGGAATTCCGGGTTTGATTATTTTCACAACCCCTCCTTTCCAGCCTTCTTCGCGGCGGTCCAGACTTCGAATGCGAACTGGATTGTTGGGTTGGAGTAGCCATTACCCTTGCGCTCAAGATTTGCTTGCGCAGAAGTCTTGACTACAGCCCACTCAAACTCCGCACGATCATCTTCAACGGGGAGGAGGATGTCGGTGTAGCAAGTATCGAAATTCCCCTTGATATGGCATAGGGAATCCATCCTTCCCTCGCTCATAACGCCAAACACCCTCACACACCCCTCACTCACGGGCGGCATAGGATCTACAATTGGAAGTAGCATGGGGCGCGATGGCTTTTGCGGCGGGTCTGGGAGCAGTCGAATGAAATTGAGGTTCACTTCCATTCTGTTGCCCCCGTCAGCCCAACGCCAAGCTTCTGTAATATCTTCGGGTGTTAAGTGATCTGTGTTCATATTCTCTAGTGGTTCACTCTGAATTTTCCAACGGTCTTTGGCGCGTACTTGCTTCGCCTTTTTGAAACGTAAGACTTAGTGATCCCAAGCTGCTTAGCTATTACGGGTGATGGCTGATTCCAATCAGCGGAGTGCCAATTGTGCTTGCATGGTTTTTGATATTTATTGCATTCAATCCCCATCCTTTTAACGAAGGCGTTAACAGTAGAAGCATCGACATTTAGCGTCCTTGCATTCTCCGAAATAGTCTTCTTCGGATCAATCTTTGATTTCCACTCAGGCTCCTCATGAAGAGTTGAGCTTGAGGGCAATCCCGCCGCTAAACGTAGCTGGCGAATGCGCTCATGCGAGACCTTGTGAATTACTGAAAGTTGCTGATTAGTCTTAGTGAAATCCAGCTTCTTAAATTTCACCTTCACGCGAGGATCTTTAGGCCCGACTGGCTTGCGGCCTTGTTTCCCTAATGGCAGACCCAGTGAAATTCGCTTCTTCCTGACATGATGGAGAGGGATGCCATGTTTAGCCACGATGGCAAACTCGGTTAGAGTCCAATCAACACCAGACCAGTCAAATTGATCCATCTTTGGTGGCCTCTTGTGTCCAACAAATCCCCTAGCGAGCGAAACCTTTTGGGTTGTAACCCTGTATTTCCTGGCAAGTTTCTTGTTCGACAAGTTCCAATCCACAGCATTCCAGTCAATTTGTTTCTTCATAGGCTGCTATTTAGATTACACTTTAGTTGTTGGCAAGATCATATTTCATTCAAACGTGGATTTTACTGGGCGTCTCTAACGACGAAAGTTTAATATCGCCCTTCCAGCCTCGTTGCCAGTGCATTGCCCCGAGTTGAAATCCGCTCTGCGGAAACTCTTTCGGCATGTCGCACAGCAGGATCTCTTTGAGTCCAAAGCCAGCTTCCTTTACATCGCGCACACGGGCCTTCGTCCAGCAGTGGTTGACTGTCATAAGGAAGACGATGTTGTCGGCAATCTGCATGGAGCGTTGCAGGAACTCGCGAACTTTTGACCAGGGCGGGTTCGTAATGAGCCAGTCTGCCTTGATGACATAGTAGTGAGGATTTAAGAAATCACGACCTTCTTTAATTTCGCTCCACTCAGTACGTTGCACGGGCGAGGATTCGCCCTCTTTGGTGGCGCTTGCCTGCCAACGACCAAGGGCTTTAATGAAAGCCCCATCCCCCTTGCATGGCTCAAAAAATATACCAGATGGCTTGAAGTGACGCATGATTCCAAGCGCAAGCTCGGGCGGCGTCTGCACATCATCATTGCTGACGTAATTGGCGTTGGGGTGGCTTTTCATTCCTCGCGTTTGAAGGGGTTGAACATGGGGTTATGGAGAAGTAAGCCCAGTTGCCCCTCCCACAACGCCACGATGGCATAATGCCGGGTCTTTTGCTGGCACGGGGATTCTGCCCTCGCAATGAAGTGGACAAAGCGCCACCGGCTCGCTCTCCCATCCATCTTCTTCGTCTTCAGGGAGTGGAAGGAAGTCGATAACTTCCTCTGATGCACCGCAGTTTGGATGCTCGCATTGTAGGCCAATTGGATTATTCATATCGTTAGGTTGCTGTGGGGGTTGGTTCTTGGTACTCAACGCTTACTAGGGTGTTGATAGACATAATACACCATCCTTCAGCGAGTCCGTAAATTGGCCCATTGAGAATATAAATCACAATCGCATGGATGGGCTCTTGAGGTAGATACTCCAATGGCTCCCCATTCGCCATCTCTGCGCCAGTGTGCCTTGTTGGGCGTAATACAAGCACATCATCTACTTGAAAGTTGCGGTCGTTTTTACGGATCTCAAAAGTCTTCTCCAGGTTAAAGACTGCGAGCCATACATCTTTGTCTGTTTTAAGGTAGTGTGTCATAAAATCAATCAACAAGGGTTCTCGGCATCACTGCTGGGGGTTGGCGATGGAACCCAATCCCACTCACCACGCTTAACTTCCGTGAACTCTTCAACGGTCTGACTTTCTAAGTTAAAGCGATCAAATGTTATGCCTATCATTTTACATAAATTCACTCCAATCGGGCCGTCGAAGGGGCCACTAAACTCAGGGATAAAGTCTTTCTCGCACTTGGGACACCAAAGATGCTTCTCGTATTCCGACCAATCAATATCAGTGTTGCCGCATGGACATGGAGACATCTCGTAATCCATTGGCTGCATTAAGTACACCCATTTGCGCTTTGGTAATTCTTTGTCGTCCATATGGATGTTAGTTAAACTTTCCCCGCCCTCTTCTTCGCCTGACTCGCCTTCCCGGCTTTGCTTGCGATCTCCTTGCGCTGTGACTTGGTGAGCTTCTTGGCCCGCGCTTTACCGCCGCCGCTTTGAATGCCGCCATCCTGCTTGCCGGTTGCTGGACTCCACGGGATTTCAGCATCCTTAAAGATGAACTCAGGAGTGCAGCCGCTTTCGACAAGAGAGGAGTCCACGACTGAGCAGGGAATGCCGTTAACTTTAATTTCCGATCCGCGAGGGAGGTAGAATTTATGGGTAGCCATGGGCGGAGTATGCAGCATTGCTACTTGCTTGCAAGCTAAAATGCAGAAATAGGTTGGGGTTGTTTTCCCTAGCGCACGGATGCTGCCTGTGCTACATGACAACGCCGCCAATGGAATCTGAAGTTCCAAGGCGGCGTCTAACCCCCACATGATCTCACCATGCAGAAGCTCCCAGAAGTTGTACCATGTCCACGCCTAGTTGACAAGTCCAGTTACGTTCTTTCGCTGCCACACAGGCCATATTGCACGAATCGAATAGGGTCCAACCCGATTCAGATGTCTGCCGAGAAGGCGATTGGGTATGCTCACCTCACTCCTAATCGGAAGGAGAACTACACTTGGCTGACATTCGACATTGACTCGCCTCAGTCGTTTACAGCCCATGAGACGGGCGATTGTCCTCCGCCAACGTACATTGCGCTGAATCCTGCTAACGGCCACGGTCATGCGGCTTACCTACTTGATACGCCAGTCCTTTCCTATTCCACATCCAGCCAGAAGGCGCTCAGGTTCCTTTACGATGTAAAGCGTGGCATGACTCGCCGGTTGGGTGCCGATATGAGCTACTGTGGGTGGCTGACTAAAAACCCACTCGCTCCATGTTGGGAGACGGCCTGGATGGCGACACGGCCACACAGGCTCGATTCGCTAAATGATTGTCTGACCAAAAATGACAAGCGTTGGATGCCCCGGTTTGAGGAATCCTCAATGGGGCGCAACTGCACAATGTTTGACTCTGTTCGGTCCTACGCTTATCGAGAGGTTCTAAAAGCTAAAAAAGCTGGAATATCGTTACAGCAATTCCAATCTTCCTTGGAAGGTGTTGCCAGTGGAGTGAATGCCACGTTTTCCGCCCAGCTTACCTATCCAGAGGTCCGCAGTATTTGCCGGTCAGTCGCGAGTTGGGTCTGGGACGAGTTCACGCTGACAAAGTTCTCCGCCTTACAGAAGCGAAGGGCTCAACTGCGATGGATGGGCCACGTTCCTGACGCCTCCCCTAAACCTTGGGTGCTGGCTGGGGTGTCCAAAGCTACTTGGTATCGCAATCTGGCAAAGGGGCAGTAATCCTGATATGGCATCAGTCTCACATATCAAAACTATACACATCCCTCCCCACATGTATCAGAAATGGCGTTTTCTGGACAGAGCCACGACCTGCGCCCCGAAGCTCAAGTGACCGAGCTAAGCTCGAAGGATGGACGCAAGCCGGAGGAATTGGAGCGGCTCCTTGGAGTTTCACCAAGCCTTTCCCCTTGTCGGAGATGTGCGATAAGTACACCAGAACCGCGTTTGAATGTGAGGTTTGCATATCGTCAAGCAAACCGCAACCAGAAAAACAAAGGGCCGCGCAACCCTCTGGTCAACGCGGCCCTTGCTAGCCGTTGTGGCTAACAGTTTACGCCATGCCATACAATCCACAGGAGGCCCGCGCTGACGAGCACTGAGGCGGCATTAAGGAGTTCGTGGAGGGTCATGGGGTTTCAATTGGTGTCCAATGGCCGTTTGGCTGCATTTTAGCGTATAGCTGAACAGGATAGTCGTTTTGATCAATGCCTAAAATCCTGACGGTCTTTGATGCCATTTCAGGTGCAGAGACCACATCCTCATTCCCGAGGGGAACGAGCGTGGTTGGAATTGGCCGAGTTGTGCGGAGTGAGGTGGAGTCATCATTCGGTGTGATAGTGTGAGTAAAGCAGGAGTCCACCCAATACCCCTCACTCTCTTGGAATGGGGACTGCCAAGCCTCCGTGTCATTTGAGGCTGTAGTCTCCCCAACCAACAGCGCCCGCTTGCCGTCCACAAAGCACTCCCTGATGGGTTTATGCCATTCACGGCCTGGGGGTGGCGGTGGAGGGGTCCAGGGCGTCTCAACCGTAGGCGCTGAGACTTTGCGACGGCCTCTTGCTACCAGTGCCAGCTTTAGCCCTACACGTCCTTCATATACAGGATGCCAATCGCCTTTGTCATACTCACACTCATCACCCTCCTGCCAAGTATCAACCCCAGGGATGAGATCGCGGTAGGCTTGGGTGTGGTTTGTCACATCAGAATTGGAGTCATGCTCCAAATCTCCTTGGTACTCATGGTAATTCGCAAGGCACTCAGGCCGCTCAATAATATCAGGATTGAGCTTGAGAATTTCTTGACGGAACCCATTCCATCCGCGAGCAAATACTGATGCACGACCTAACCTTGTTCCGTCACCAATAGCTTGCGCTGGAAATTTAATGGTGACTTTGGCGTCATTCACAACTGGGGATTCTATCGCCTTACTGGCTTCGTGGTTGACGATGATCTCTTGAGAGACTGACTCACAAAGTTGCGTTGCTCGGTAATCAGCCTCCGTGTAATCCAGCTTGTGTGGACCAGACATTAGAACATCAACGATAGCGGCATGAATACTGCAATCGACACCATCGCACTCCTTGATTTCAAAGTCGGCTAAAACCTGCCCCGCTGACTTTACAGGCTCGGGCTCTTGTGGCGCATCTGGATCGGTATCTGAAATCATGTAGTCTTTCGGGTCTCCATCCCACTTGTATTCTCCAAAGTTCTTAAAACGTCCGTCACCGTCCCTCTTGAGGACGAACTTCTTGTTTGCGAGTGCCTCCACGAAGGGAAGCCAGTCTGGGGCTGTAATCTGGTTCATACGAATTTGAGTTTCTCCATCTTTGCGAGTGATTTGTTAAGGCTCTTGATCTTTAAGAGGCGCATTTTCTCAGCCTGAGCCACAGCTTCTTCTCGGTCTAGGTGCCAATTACTTCCATGGAAGTATACGGTGTAACCATTGATTTTACCTTCCACCATTGCTGGACCGCCAGTCTCCTTAACTTCCATCTCAAGAATACCTTGAGATAGGGCGTATTTGGTAATGTATGCTGTCATGTGTTTGTTCTATTTGTTCGTGGTTTCAAGACTCACAGAAAGCCCTTAACGATTGCGCCAATCAAAAGAGTACATCCACCCTTAACGAGCGTTATGACAACGGCTCTAATGAGAGGGTATTCATGTTCCTTCTGATCAATTTCTTGATGGGAGAGATACCCCACTATAAGAGCCAAGCCAATTGACTGTGGGATATTCAAAGGTGAAAGATTGAAGGTTGTCACCATAAACCACCGCCAGATAATTGAGATAACGTAGCCATTCCAAATGGCTGACAAGGGAGCGATAATTAGTCCGCTTAAGATTGTTGTAAATGCTTTCATGATACTGATTTATTTTCTACTTTTGCTTGTTCTATTTGTTTCTTCTGAATCTCCATCAAATCCTCCTCCATCATCCTAGCATATCGCTCGGTTAGCCTGTGCGTCGGATGCTCTGTAGGCTCATCCTCGTCTGCTTCGATGCCGGGGAAGAGGATCACGGCTCGAAATAAACCTCCTCCAAGATGTCTGCGATTTGGGGGAATGTGAGGTGGAGGGTGTCGTTGAGGTATGTTAATTGCCTGTAATGGTGTCCACCACTAATGGATACCGTAATTACATACGGTAAAGATCCACATCCAGACAGGGTGGCATATAGCGGGTTTTTAACATGCAATCTAGTCCGTGTTTCTCCGCCGTCCGAACCGCCAACCAACCTCCCCTGAGTCTCGCAAAGCACTCCGAGGCAGCAATACTGCCCGTTCTCATGCAGCGAGCCTGTGCCTTGCTGATAGTTCCCTGAGCGCAATGCCTGAACCCATTTCGTGAGTCCTGGCAGCGCGACTTTCTGGTAGCCTTCCGGCTTGTGGAGTGTGTACTTCACTTCTTCTTTCTCAGTGGTTTCCATGTCAGTTTGTTTTCTGGGGTTGCGATTGTGCGATTGAAATAAAGGAGACTGCAATCAAGCGCGGTTAGGATGCGAGCGAAGTTGTCTGGACGTAGCCTTGATTCGTTGCGCTCTGCGTGGCTGATAGCGTTTTGATTGACTCCTGACTTGATTGCTAGGTCTCCTTGAGAGAGGCCGCATTGAATGCGGAGTTCACGGAGGCGAGGGCCGATGTGGCTAGTCATGAATCATTTCCCTTCCGTCTTTTTTGATGCGAAATGAGCCTCCACGATCACGGAAGTTTCCGCTGTAATAGATCGCTGATTCTTCTTGGCTTGAGCCTTGAGTTTGTTGTGAGTTGAGGGCGTGACTCTGAATACGATTTGTGGCTTTATAGGAGCGGACATAGGCGCATTAAAACACAGACCGTTAAAGAGTCTAGCAAAATAACACAAAAAATAACAGATTGTTGTAGACAGCCTCCGATTTGTTGGCATAATCACACCGCCAGCAAGACGCTGGAGAGAAATAAAACATTATGAGACTCACATCCAAATCACCCGTCACTTTGTCAAAAAACAAACGCGCTGGATATTTCGCACTAAGCGGAAGCAGCCGCCCAATCTTGGGCCGACGTAAAGCCACCCGAGCTTTGCATGATGCCCGCATGAAAGTTGACCAAGCGTACGTCAATCATCTCCTCGCTAATGCGGAAGATCAAAAGAATCGCCGTCTCGCTAAAGCCTAACCAAACACCACCATGCAAATCGAAATCACACCCGCCGAAGAACAATCGCCCGAGTTGAAGTATCCTGTGCTGATGGCAACCAAAGATCCATCATCTACAATGGTTGTTTTGTTTATCTCTCAATTTCAAGGGCTTGCCATCAAGCATCCTATGGGGTCTCATTTTGATACTGAATGGACTTCGGCAACAAACGCGGAAGTATGGAAACCCTTCACCGGCAAGATCACCCTGAGCAACTAGTAAACCCCTAACCTGCAAACATTTTTATGAGTCGATCAGCTGCCCAAGTACGCGTTAGAAGAGATTTAACAGGTCAATGATTTGGCCGATTATTGATTCAAAATCGCGCTTCTAATGAAATGCGCAGCGGCAAGACTCAAGTACGATGGAATTGCAAATGCGATTGCGGCAAAGACTTTGTTGCCTTCCGTGCTGACATCATGGATAAAACGCAATCTTGCGGATGTCTTCGTAAAGAAATGGTAAGTAAGCGGCGAACCACTCACGGCCTTAGCCAAACGAGAACATTCACAATTTGGGTTGATATGCGCCAGCGTTGCAACAATCCAAACGTCCCTCATTTCTCACGCTACGGAGGACGCGGAATCATCGTTTGCGAGCGATGGAACTCATTTGAGAACTTCCTGGCGGATATGGGTGAGTGTCCGTCCTCAAATCTATCTATCGACCGCATAAACAACGACGGACCATACAGCAAAGAAAACTGTCGCTGGGCAACCAGTAAAGAACAAGCGGCTAACAAACGCCCAAGGAAAATAAAGGTAAAAAAATAATTATTATGAGCCAATTAGCCACCATCACCGCGCAAAAAGCATCCCCCCTCGCCGTCATGGCCGCCCGCTTCAATGCGGACCCAGCCAAGCTACTTGAAACACTCAAAGCCACCGTCTTTGCGGCAGCGCGAAATAATGAAGAGTTGCAGGCACTTGTTATTGTTGCCAACTCCTACAATCTCAACCCACTAACAAAAGAGATTTACGCATTCCCAGCAAAGGGTGGCGGCATCGTTCCTGTAGTATCCGTTGACGGATGGGCAAACCTTGCAAACTCGCATCCGCAGATGGATGGCGTAGATTTTGAGTGGGAACACGCAGGAACTAAGCTCATTGCTTGCACTTGCATTGTCCATCGCAAGGACCGATCTCACCCTATCCGCATCACAGAATATCTGGAGGAGTGCAAGCGCAATACCGATCCATGGAAAATGGAGCATCGCATGCTTCGTCACAAGGCATTTTGCCAAGCGGTGCGTATCGCCTTTGGCTTCTCAGGTATTTACGATGAAGATGAGGCGGAACGTGTGGCAAAGGCTCAGGATGTGACGCCACCGAGTGCTTCACAGTCCAGCTTATTTACCGCGATTGAAGCGCCATTATTTGATGTCTCTGAGGCCAGAGAAGTTACTTTGAGTACGCTACATCAGCTTCTTGAGCGTGATCGTGTGGAAGAAAGCGCGATTCTTCGTGTTGCTCAAAATAATGGCATTATGGAGTCACCTCAAGAAACTCTTGGCAATACCAACCAGCGCGACCGTGAAGAAATTTTCGCAAGTTGGGATGCTATTGTGAAACTTATCCGCAAGGAGGCCAACCAATGATCGACGAGCGAAGAGGGGTTCCTAGCGCAAGCTCGCTATATCGTGTTGTGGCTTGCCCAGCGTCTCCAGCAATGGAAGCTCAATGCCATGAGCCGCCAGAGAGCCCAGAGGCATCTAGCGGCACTAGGATTCACAATGTCTTGGCTGGCATTGACGATGAATACACGCTAACGGCTGACGAGATGACTACGGCAGAAATGTGCGCAGCCCAAGAAATCGAACTGCGCAAAGAGTGGATGGGCGAAGAACCAGTAACAGGTCTTTACAAAGAGAAGCGACTTGGCCTTACCGCTCTTGGTAAGGTGATGGATGTTACGCCCGAGTCTAAGGCTGCTTTTATTTTTACTGGACAGGCCGACTGGGTAATTGTGGAGGGTAAACGAGCTTTTTGCGCTGACTGGAAAACTGGACGAGGCGAGGTTGCGGATGCTTTGAATAACCCTCAATTGGCATCGCTTGCTGTTTTGGTGGCTGGCCGTCATGGGGTTACGTCCGTTCGTGTTGCTATTGTTCAGCCGTGGGCTGGTAAGCCGACTGTATGCGATTATGACGAGGCCGCCTTGGCGGGAGCTAAACGCTGGCTTTTAGAGACTCTGAGGACAGCAGAAGAGGCTACGCCAGCAAGTCTACGTGCTGGCGATCACTGCAAGTACTGCAAAGCCCAATCTGTATGCCCGGCTTTCCGCGACATAACCCTTCAATCCATTGAGCTTGTGGAGCCAATGTCAATTGCTGGCATGGATGGCAAGACACAACGAGCCGCTATGTTTGCCCGCTGCATGGAAGTTACTCCAGCATCACTTGCCGCATCCGTGCGTGGTTTGGCTATGGTGGAACGGTATGTTGACGCTGTTAAAGGTGCAGCAAAAGCCAGAGCAGAAAATGATCCTGAGTTCCAACGATTTTTTGTGCTCAAACAAAAAGCAGGGAGGCGATCAATCTCAGATGTAAAAGCCGTGTTTCAGCGCGCCGCAGCACAAGGAGTCACGGCAGACGCATTCACGGAGGAATGCAGCATTGGTATTAGCGCAGTAACGGACCTTGTAAAGGCTTCCACCAAGAAGAAAGGTAAAGACCTAGAGTCAACCGTCGCCACAATCCTTGATGGCGCTGTGACTCTTAGCAACCCATCAATGGAACTTGTCGCGGCGGATAGCATCACAGATAAAGAAGTCTAGTATAACTAATTATGGATACCATCAAGATAGATTGCACAAAAATCGAAAAGAAATGGCTTTTTGCCGGTAAGAATGGCGCAAAGTATTTAGACATCATTCTCATTGAAAAGCCTAGCCAGTGGGGTGACACCCATATGGTAGTTCAGAGCGTTCCGAAAGAGGCGCGTGAAGCTGGAGAGCGTGGCCCCATCCTTGGTAATGCAAAAATTGGCCCTCCGCAAAAGCAGCAACAGTCACCTTCTAGGCAATCACCACCACAAGGCGGAGGTGGTCACAATCACGGCATGGAGAAAGATGATATTCCCTTTGCTTCTCACACCTGCCACTTCTCATAACCGCACCATCACCACTTATGACACTCAACTGGACCGAATTACAACGCCTTCAAACTATCGACGACATCGCAGATGCCGCGCATGCTAATGCAATCTCTAAAGGATTCCATGACGCCAAAGAGCGAGGTGAAACCGATGAGCAATTCGTCATCATGCACTCTAACCTTCTGCATGAGGAGGTGAGTGAGCTTTTCTCTGCGGTCCGCACTGGATCGCTCAATGAACCATGCGACAAAGCGGAAAAGATGGAGGCGCTTGGATTGCCGCCGCTCACATGTGCCGAGGAGGAGTATGCGGATATTGTGATTCGCTCCTTCGATCAATGTCGTCGTCTTGGGATTGATATTCTGAAAGCGATTCAAGCCAAGCATGGCTACAACACCACTCGGCCACACCTACATGGCAAAAAGTTCTGACATGACCCTATTCACAGAATACCCAATCTCCCTCGCCTTGGCATGCTCTGCCTTAACCGCGCTGGCTTGTGGCATCTACCACAACAGCGTTGTACGCCGCAATTCATTAATCTCCATTGAGGCTCTGCAAGCGGCAGAAAAGAAAGCCTACCTACGAGGACAACAAGAAGGCTGGCATCAGAAAGAGAAGAAGAACGAAACCTTAGCTAGATATTGAAATATGAGAACAGGACATTGCACAGAGGATCAAATTAGAGATGCGCGATCACTTTACCAAAAAGGCAAGAGCGATAGCTGGAATGATGACTTCCGGGCTGCTATAGCAACTCTCCCAGAGCCTCCAATTACTAACGAACCACTCCCAATCACTGACCCGATGCCGCCAATTACGGAGGGCTGTACACGATTCTATTTCGGCACCTCAACAGATGGCGATATTTGGACTTCAGGGTATGCGAAGGAGCCACAATCAACGCATTACCTGGACGTTAAAAATCCAGTGAATGAGGAGCGGCAAAAGTTTGACGCTCTTTGCGATACACACAGCATTTCTCCATACGTCCGCGACATTATGTGGACTTGGCATCAAGAACAGAAAGGACCAACTCAATGACCACCCCCGAATCACTAGCAAAGATCCTCGAAACCTCGCAATGGGGAACTGACCCAAAGTTGCGAAACACTGACACCTTCAACGACTGGGTTGAGATTGCTAAGTTGGCGATTGCGGAGTGTGAGCGTTGGGAGCCTATTGAAAGTGCACCGAAGGATGGCAGATTTATTGAGCTTTGCGGTGACAGCGGATACTCAAGCACGCCTATCCGGGTTGCAATATGCCGATACGTTGAGGGTTATCATCTGCCATGGAGAAACCACAGTAATGATGCCTTTGAGGATGGGGGCCCTTCAGCTACGCATTGGCGTAAAGCCCCAAAGCCACCATCACCATGACCACCTCCCTATATTTAGGCTTTGACAACGGTCTCGGCGGCGGCATCTGCGCCCTCTCCGCAACTCCTGGCGCTGGAATCATTGCTATGCGTGCAATGCCAGTCCAGAAGGCTAGAAAGGGCATGGAGGTAGATGTGAAGGCTCTCTGGGCTTGGATTCAAGAAAACAACCTTGAGCTACACTCAACAGCCATCATCGAAACCCCAAGCGGCAGCAAATCTGCGAACGCCGCTAAATCAATGGCGGCTTCATTCGCGGCCCTACGCTGCCTCTGCGAACTCAAGGGCATCCCATACAAGGCGATCACCGCTCACACATGGCAGAAGCCGATGCTGGCCCCAAAGAAGGGCGATGATACGAAGGTGCTGGCACTCGCTAAAGCCAAGGAGCTATGGCCTAACGAGTCGTGGCTTGCGACCAAGAGAAGCAGCAAAGCGCACTCGGGTTTGTTTGACGCTGCCCTCATCGCTCAATGGGCTATGAATGAAAATCTCTAAAATGTAGTTGTGTAATCTCACACTCATGCGATAATGCCGCTCATGAATAAAACAGTAAACATTGACGAGAAACTCCATCTGGCGGTAAAAAAGAGGGCGCTGGAAACCGGCGAGACTTTGCAGCAATTCGTGGAGGCTGCGGTTAAGACGCGACTTGCTATGATGCCGGTTGGGAAGCCCGCGAGGAGAAAGGGGGCGAAGTAATGAACCAAATAACCGAGGAAGAACTGGCGTGGACTTTAAGAGATTTAGTGCCTCTATCAAATGAAGATGTTAAGAAAGCTGCCGCAATCGCTATCCGTGAACTCTGCGGGTGGAGGCCGATAGGGGAGGCTCCGAAGGATGGTTCTACCGTCCTGATTGCTTGGTTTGACAAGACTAACAACAAATGGCAACAACGATCCTCTTATTGGGATGCCACGTTTGATTTCACTTATGACGATATTAGAGGCTCAACTCAAATTGGCGCATGGACTGATAATGCAGTCGCTTCTTTTGCTTATGAAGAAACGCATAGTTATCCAGCAACCCATTTCCGCCCGCTCCCGCCTCCACCACAAAACGAAACAGCTAACGGAGATTGAAGTATGAACAACAAGCCAGCACCAGGAGACCTTAAAATAGGCACGTTTGAAAAGATCAAGCGTGGAGCATCGAAAACTAGTAGGCCAAAGGGTCTGATAGAAATCCCAGATGTGGCACAGCGTCGAATCGTTAGTGTGAGTCAGTTAATGTGGGCTAACACTGCCAAGGCGAATGAGAAGGCTAATTGGGAATGGGAACCGTTCGGAGAAGTGTACGCGACCTTTGAAGGCCCAACCGCCAACGAGTCTGCTACGGAGTACATCGAACTAATGAAGACTCGAACCGTGGACAATGGCGAAGAGTGCGTTGCTGATGGCGTTCCGCTGTCTAAGGTCACGAAGTCCAAGTGCGGCGACATGGAACAAATCTCAATACCATTATGAATGTTGGCGACACAGTGTACGTGCTATTTGCCGCCACCAAGAAGGATAAACCCAAGTGGTGCCGAGCGCAGATCCAAGAGATTGCTGGTCCGGTCTGCCGTCTTAGCGTTTGGGACTCTAAGCGATACCACAACAAGAACGCCATGGTCTCAGAACTAAAAACAAAGAACCCGAATGAACCCACCTAGCGAATTTTTCGAACGATGCTCATCAACCGATCCTGGCGCACAGCTAGTAGGTTGCGACTACTGGCGATTTAAGCACCAAGACTGCCTGTCTATGTGGCTGGCGGATTTGGAAGACAACGATTCAGGTTCATTTTTCTCACCATGATAACACCCATCGCGCCAACTGGCTCAATGCAGCCGAAGCCGCCCACTCCATCAGGCATCGAAGCCATGGTTTGCCAAGACGTTGCAAAGCGTCAGGCATTCGGACTGTCTAAGTATGGTGTAACAGTGGCAGACAATCCGCTCACGCATTTACAATGGCTCCAGCACGCCTACGAGGAATGTCTGGACCAAGCGGTTTACTTAAAGAGAGCAATAACAGAACTGGAGAAACAAGGATGAGCGACAATTATGAATGAGCTACCAACCGACGCTGAGTTATCTGAGGTCTATTACAAGACCCTGAATGACTGGAATCAAAATAAGATAGAGCTTCCTGAGGGATATTCTGCCCAGTTAGCAGCATTTGGAAATGTGAAGGAAGCAGTGATAGAGGTTTATGGAGGGATTAAGCCATCCTCTGTGAGACTAATGGTAAAGGCGTGCCAAGACCTGCTGGCCGCATACGAGCGCCAAGGAGTGTGGCATTATCCTGGCTCAATTCTGATTGATCTCCGTACAATTCAATCAGCCCTGAGCGCATCCAGCGAGGACGCGGAGAAAGCTAAGGTTTTGGAGGAACGAGTATGAATGCGAAAGATATATGAAACGAGAATTATCAATGCACCCGCTAGCTGTTGCTGCCCGTGAATACCGCAAGACTGAGGCGGGTAAAAAAGCTGTCAAGAAGTGGAACAGTAGCGAAGAGGCTAAAAAAGCGACAGCCAAGTACGTTAAGAAGCCGGAAGCTCAAGTTAAGCGACGAGCACAAGACTCTAGGCAGTGGAAGGAAGTTCCTGGAGGTACGCTTACCTGCCTGAAATGTAAAAACAAGGTCAGCAAGATCGAGGCAACGCTGAATAAATGGCCGAAGATTGGCTACTACGCGTGCATATGCGACCTGTGCCAATAACCAATGTGCCACCGAGAGAAACGATAATTCCCTCTTGCGCGGATGAGGTTGGAGTGTAGGGTTTGAGGGTTAGACAAATCGAGGAGTAGTGCCCTCGGTCAGTTTCAAATAATGCAGCATTGGCCGTTCCGATCTGTCTCCTGCCCGTAGTACGGGGCGCACTCAGGAGATAGATCAGAGCGGCAAATTTTTGTATTTATGCTTACTGACGATTTTATCGAACATACGCATCGAGATTACGGTGGTGGATACTTTTGCACGCCGGATCTTTTTGAGGCATTGCAGAAAAAGGAGGAAGAAGCTGACAGGGTTAGGGTAGCTCTTTCAGAATGCTTCAAGGCGATGGTTCTTGAGGGGATGCACGGCGCAGTTGGGCGTATTTCTTCGGAACTCAAAATTGACATATGAGCAACATCTTCCGAAATGAACTGCGCCCTGCGACCGAGCAGGAATGCAAAGCGAGATGGTCGTGCGCCAAGCCGGGCGAGAATTTCCGCTGTGGATTCTGCGGTCACAAATTCCAAATCGGTGATCTGTGGCGCGGCTTGTACACGAATGATATGGCGCATGCTGGAGGCAACCCTTTGGTTTGCGAGTGCTGCAATGCAGACAATGAATCCCTACGCAAAGACTGGCTGGACAAGTGCGTCACTTGGAAAGCGTTCATCAACGAGCCGACTAACTGGTTTCTTAAAACTCAAATAGTGAGGGCTGCGCAATGAGAACAAAACGAGTTTTACGATACTACTGCGATCACTGCCGCAAGGGTAGTTGCGGAAAAGCTGCGATGATAAAGCATGAGGCGCACTGCACGCTCAATCCAGATCGGTCATGCAATATGTGCCGCCTTGGCAAGTTGGAGCCTCTGAGCGCCTCCCTGTTGGGTGATTTGTTTGATGAGGGAGGACTCTCTTCATTGGAGTTCTACGCCGAAGGATGCCCTGCTTGCATGCTGGCCGGGATCAGGCAATCGAAAGCATGGGCGGCGCGATGCGCTTGGATGCCGGATGAAGATGAAGGAAGGCCGGATTCTCCACCTTGGGCTGAGTTCGACTTTAAAAAGCGGGCCAAAGAGTGGCTGGATAACTGTGCCGATGCCATTGAACAAGACATGGCTAGGGAGCATATGAGTCCTCACTTTTAATTCCCGTTGAATTGGTGTTGCTTTAACATGTAACGCATTGTAACGTTACAGTAATTACTCCCGACATGTTTGTTAAGCTATTCCAGCAAATCCTCGACTCGTCTATCGCAGACGACCGAAAGTTGAGGCACTTCTTTACCGATCTTCTTCTCTGCGCTGACGGCGAAGGATACGTGATTATGACCGAAATGGCGATTGCTCGCCGCATCGGGGCCTCTTTAGAGGAGGTTGAATGGGGGCTTGCTGAGCTTCAAAAGCCTGACCCGAGATCCAAGACAAAGGACAAGCGTGGATGCCGAATCGAGCCGGTTCAACGTGCTGGCTACGGATGGCGGATTATCAATTATGAGACATACCGGGCTATGAGGGACGCTGACCAACTTCGAGAAACTGTTCGCCTCCGAGTTAGGAAGCATAGGGCGGCGAAAAAGGCTCAGACTCAAGGATTTACGGATAGTGGTAACGGTGATGTAACGGACGGTAACGCATGTAACGCCATGCAGAGGCAGAATGCAGATTCAGAAGAAGAGTCCAATACTGGCGAAACTGACTCCAAAAAATCAAATTGGAATCCAACGCCACAACAGATTGAGGTCGCTTCATGGTTCAACCGCAGAGCCTCGACCCGATGGGACGAAAAGGAAATTAAGGCTTGGCGCAAACTCCAACCGCTCAACGGTGAGGATTTTGATGTCGTCCGCTGGCTTCACGCTACATCGGGCTGTGATTACAAACGCAGGAAACTCGCCACCCTCCTGAACAACTGGACTGAAGAAGTTGATCTTGGCCGAACCTACGATCCTGACCGCTCCCGCAAATGATCCCCATCCCTCCAACAACCGAGGCAATCCTTGCCAGCCTGAACCAACCGCTCCCGTTCTCCAATGAAGCGGAAGAGGGGATTCTCGCCTGCTTGATCCAGATTCCAGACCGCTTGGACGCTGAACTCGTTTCCTCCCGACTTTTCCATGTCGACGCCAACCGCCGCATCTTCCTTCTCCTGACCGAGATGCACAAGGAGCACCTGCCGATTGACGCGCCATCCCTGACTGTATTTGCCCGCAAGAAAGGCGACCTGGACGCCATCGGAGGCGCTTACAAGCTGACCGAACTCGGGATGCAATGCCCGATTCCTACGCACTTCAACTTCTACCTCAACACCCTCATGGAGGCCGCTACCTTGCGGCTCAAAATCGGTGCGCTAGCCGCCAGCCTATCCCTCGTTCAGTCCTACAGCTCAGTTCCAGGCGAAAGCACGCTGGCGAGCATCTGCCAAGAAGTCGAAACGGTTCTATCCCAAGTCACGCAAGAAGACCTTGCAGACGAGATTCCGCACCGACCGATAGCTGAGATCCTAGACGCAGTGATAGACGACGCTCAGGCGCAAGCAGAGAGCGCCGGGAAGCTGCCAGGGGTATCAACCGGCATTGGATGGCTGGACGAAAAGACCGGAGGCCTTGAGCAAGGACGGCTCTGGGTGATAGCCGCTGCATCCAGTGACGGCAAGTCATCCCTGGCGCGGCAGATGCTTGAGCACGCTTGTTCCCAGGGTCACGCCTGCGACATCTACACCTATGAGATGATGGATAAGGAGGAAGGTGGCCGCATGGTTTGCTCGCAAGGAAACCTAGCCCGCGATGTGGTGAAGTTTGGGAAGTACACCCGAGCCCAAGGCGAAGCTTTTCAGAAGGCAGTCAGGCAGATTAAAGACTGGGATATTCGCGTAATCGACTGTGCAGGCGTCCGAGTGGAGCGCATCGTCTCCAGCCTGAAACGCCGCAGGAAGAAGCTCAAGGAAGGGCAGAAGCTCATTGCCCTCATCGACTACGTTCAGCTTGCCTTGACCAGTCAGAAGGCCAGCAGCCGCCAGCGCGAGATAGCCCACATCACAAGCCTACTCAAGCAGACCTGCAAGACGTTGGGTATCACGATCATCATTCCCAGCCAAGTGAACACCGATGGCGAGGCCCGCGAGGCAATGGACATTGAGAACGACGCTGATGTGATGCTCAAGATCAAGCGGATCGAAGAAAAGAAGGCGACCAGAGGCGGATATGAGAAGCAAAAAGAGAAGGAGGGCGAAGGCTCCGAGGAGAGCAACGTCCGAGAGATCGCCATTCACAAGAACCGCGATGGACCAAAGAACGTCAGTATCAAGATGCGCTTACTTGGGCAGTTCTTCCGATTTGAACCTGTATTTTAACCAACATGAAACCATACGAGTTCCAACCAATAGTCATCCCCGACCCACTCACCCCCGAGCAATTCGAAGCGAAACTAGCGAAACTCATTTTCACAATGAGGATGAAATCCATGGAACTAGAATGCACCTCCAATGACTGATTACGATCTATTCACCCGCCCTCGCCGCCGCCTTGTGTGGTTCTCCTGTGGCGCTCCTAGCGCAGTAGCTGCAAAGCTTGCCGTGGATACTTATGGCGACTCTGTTGAGGTGCTATACTGCAATACGTTTGCCAGCGAGCATTCCGACAACCCAAGGTTTTTACGAGACGTTGAACAATGGATCGGGAAGGAGATTAAAATACTCAGCAGCACGAAGTATGCGGACATTAACGAAGTATTCGAGAAAAACCGCTATATGAGCGGAGTTCAGGGCGCTAAATGTACTGTTGAGATGAAAAAGGTTCCGAGATTCCGCTATCAAAAGCCAGATGATATTCATATATTCGGAATGTCTATTGAGGAGCGTAAGAGGGTTCGTAATTTCGAGAATAACAATCATGAACTATGCCTTGAGTGGATTCTTCTAGATTGGAATCTAAGCAAGAAGGCGTGTAAAGATATGGTATCGGCGGCTGGCATCGAGATCCCCATGATGTATCGCCTTGGATACCAGAATAATAACTGCCCTGGATGCGTTAAATCTAGCTCACCTGCCTATTGGAATAGGACACGCAGAGACTTTCCAGATGTTTTTAAGCTTCGATGTGAACAATCCCGAGCTATTGGATGTAAGCTTGTGAAAGTTACTCGCTATACTCCAGGGGTGAGGAAAGGGAAATCAGTCCGCATCTTCCTAGACGAACTGGACCCACTTTGCATGGAGGCACCCAAAGAGAATTTGTCATGCGGACCTCAATGCCGAGGAGAAAGAAACTAGCGAAACTGATAGAAACGATGGAGAAACAAGGATTATGAAAGAACCTAAAAACGCAATGGAACAAGAAATAGCAAGCCTGCGAGACCAGCTTTTAACGGCTATCTCTGAAAAGAACAAAGCTCACCAAGCTTTAATGGCGGCTTTATGTGAAGGCATAGCTGTATCGCCAGCAACAGCCCTCAAAATAAGGATGGCTCTCAAGTCCTCTACTCAACCTGGGAAGGTGAATATTTGAAATGAAAACACTCACACTCGCAGAGATTGAGCACATTGAGGATACGGCCTCTTTAGGTAAAATGAACCTAACTGAATTCCAGCAACTCCTCGCCACCGCTAAGCGCGGGCTGGAGATGGAGAAGGTTGCTCAAGACCTCTATGATGCTCTAATTGGCTGTGTCCAGCGCCTTCGCGTAGTGTGCGCGGAGCAAGTCGGAGATCCTTATCCAGACTTCGAATCAGCACCACCAAGCGCATTGAATAATATTCGCAATGTATCAGAGGCCCTCACATCCTACAACACCCTAACCAAGAAAACCGATGAATAGTAATACTGAAACAATGAAAGTAACACGGGCTATTTATATCTGCAAAAGCTGTGCTGGCGCTTATGCCGATGAGCCCGTTAGTCAGTGTGACTGTATGCCAGACAAGAGGGGTTTTATCAAAAGCTCATTCACCTACGAAATTCCAAAATCAGAAAGAATTAAACATGAGCACGATAATGAATAGTAATACTGACACGCCAAGAGATGCAAAGCTTGCCACTTTATGCCCTACCTGCGGACTCACCCTTGGCGATAGCGTCCACATCGCAGAATATGCCTCACTCCAAAAGCAACTGGAGGAAATGAAGGATGAGTACAAGCGCCAGATGGATTACGGTATTAGGCAGCATGAGATAGCTCAGGAGTGTATGCGAGGGCAGCGCGAATCCCAGGCGCGGGAGGCTGTGCTTAGAGGGGTGGTGGAACTTTGGCTGGATGGTGCCGATTGTTCTGACTGGGGCGAAGAGGGGATTGATCATCCACGGCCAATCTCTCACAAAGCGGGGAATGTGTGTCTTGTTTGCATCAGTAAAGCCGCCCTCTCCCAGCTTGCGCCCGCTATGGTACCTCTGGAGGATGTGCAGCCTGTCACACCGCTGAGAAGTGGAGTTCTCTTGAGCGAGTTTTAACCACCTTCCGCGCCAAGTATAAGGAGGGTGAGGGATGAGTATACCGCCAGATGACCGTCACGACTCCATTCTTGAGGGGCAAAGCAAGCCAACCGGCCAGCAACTCGCATTCATTATGCAACATCTTGCAGATATGTTTGACGGCGAAGGTAAAAGCTATGGACGCTTCGTTCAAGACATCTACGGCTACCCATCAGAGGTGAAATCCATTGCATGTGGAGCCGGTCAATACGTTACCAACATCATCAATTGCGCCAGAGACGATCAGGAAATTAAAAACGAATTTGGAAAATTATATTTATGAAACAATTTGAAGCAACTAAAAATAATCCAATGACATGGGAGAGCCATGAGCCTGGGAGTGATAAATCATTTCCGCCAGTCAGGACATTTGAAGCTCACGGCAAAGTTTGGATCGAGCACGTTCCTGGAAATCCGGGGCCTGTTGATGGGGAGAGCCTAATTTTTGTTATCTCAAAAGATGAAAAACCTTCTCTCTATACGATGGCCGCCAATGTGTTTAGGTGGAGTAGAATAAATTCACATACTGACCTCATCGGCTGGAGATACGCAGACGATGCCGCAATGCCGACTGCGGAGGTGAGCGGGCCTACCGACACGGAACTTTTGGACTGGCTGGAACTTAAAGGTCTGTCGCTGAGTTGCGAAGAAAACGAGGGTGGTTTATTCGAGTGGGAGACTTATGCCGAATTGATCGTGAGAAAGATTTCATCTGGCAAGACGGCCCGAGAAGCCATAGCCGCCGCGATGAAACTTGACTCCACGCCCTCACCCGGCCAAACTAGCGAAGTATGAAAATCCTTACCATTCCCGTTATCACCGCGTTGCTTATCGTTGCGTCTGTTTGCTTGCCTTCGTGCTCAAATCTCACCCCGGCTCAACAGGCCCAGGCGAGTGCGATTGCGAATCTTGCGATCTCGTACGCACAGAGCAAAGGCAAAATCAGTGCAGAGGATGCCAACCTTGTTCGCGAAGTTGGCTCGGTAGTGCTTGCGCCTGCGCCGACAACGATTGAGGTCAGCGGGAAGTAGAACAAATGGAGCGGGTTGCGGGAAACTGCGGCCCAATCCGCCTTTTCAGTCCAAATGAAAACACAAGAATCACTCCAAAAGTCCGCTGATGCGTCATTGAGAATCGCAATCAGAGAATGCACCCAGCTTCTCAACAACCTGCGCTTGCTTCAAAAAGGCTCAACGGCTCGGTTTATGCCTTCAATACGAGAGCAATTGAACGAAGTTTCTCAGCATGTTCATGCTCATAACGCCTACCGCAATGTGCTCGAAACTGAATAACGATGAGGATCTACCATCCGATATTCGCCTCTGGTCGAAATACGACTACGCCCGCGCCCAGAATCACAAGGCGCTGGCTGAAATGAGCGAGGATAACAGATGGAGGCTCATGTTCGGCCTGCCAAAGCTCCAGGAGAGACCCGTAGAGGTCGAATACAAGCCCGTGGAGGCGTCTTAACCCACCCGTTGACCGATTTTATAGCTGCGGGCCTCCGAGTCGTCTGCGAGCCCTTGTAGCAGGTTTTGCACGCCGTCCGAGGGGTTAGCCTTCATCTGGACGGCAATCTCCTTGCGGGTCATCACTTCCAATCGGTCAATGATCGTTAAATCAGCCTTGGCATCCCCTGTGATTTTGGACTGGCCGAAGATCCTACACGCCTCGGTGGTGATCTGCTGGATGTTGATTGGCATCTTGAGCCCGATACTGCGCTCAATCAGGGAGTCGTACGCTTCCTCGTAGGCTGGATAAAGCTCGCCCAGGTATTCGTGATCGGAAAAGAATGTCGGGCCTTTGACGAGGTTGTGAGCAGCGTGGGCGACAAGCTGCATGGCGCGAAACAGGGTGGCGAGAGTGGAGAGGGTCATTCTTGATTGTGGCACAAGGGCGGCACTAGGGCAAAAAGAAACCCGCCAGGGTTAGTGGCAGGTGTTTGGGGGTGGGGTTACTCCACCCACTTTCCAATGGTGCGAAGGAAGGCTTCTGATAACTGATCAGCTTTAGCTGTAGCATTTGTCCAACAAACAGTCGCCATTCGCGAGCGTTGAGTAACCTGGGATAAATATCGAATGAACGTATCTCTTTGCGTTAACGGCAGTTTCTTAACTGCTTTTTGAATGGCGTTGAGGTCGTTCAGGTAGTCGGGAATGATGTCAGAAACTGTCACCTTCGACCTATCTCCCGTAAAATCCTTAGCGGACAATTTTTGTTCTGCGTGCTCATAGTCTTCAGTTGTGAGCCATCCCTCACCCCCTTCGTAGATGAGGTAATGCGCTCCACACGCTTCAGCGATGGCGATGCGTTGTTTTTCGGGTGTCATAATTGGCTCTCCATTTTGAGATTTTCGGGAGTAAACTCACCATTCAGCATTTGCTTTTTAAGCGCCTCGGCCAAGGCGCTTTTGATGCGCGCCTCCGATAGCGTGATGGCAGTGGGATTATCCCCGAATGAGATGTCAAACAACTCCTCCGCTGGAGTTGCTTCAATGAGGGCATTAGCCAAATCATTCATCTCCTTTTGCAAAGACTTCCAATATTCAGGATCAACATTCATAATTCGTTCTCCATCCTATTCAGATTCCTAGCGGCCCGCGCTCTATTCCTTCGGCGGTGCTCATCAATGTTAAAGTGTTCTGCGAGGCACAGGTAGCCAGCGCAGACGAGTAGGGCGGCGATTAGGAGGGGTGCTAGCATTGGTCGTACTTGTTGAGTGTTTTAGTGATCCATTCCACTGTTCCATTATTACCTAGAGCTATTGCATTTCTCCGTAAATCCTCCAGCGTCTCCCGATATTTGTCGCACTCCAATTCAAGTTGGCGGGCGAAGTCTGCTGAGCAACTTCCAGAAATTCCGCCCTTCCCTGGACCATATTCGGCAGCATCTGTTCGTGGTGTGTTTGAGTTCATGTTAGGGCTTGTGTTTGTTGATGGCTGATTGAGCTTTTGCGATTGGTGAATGAAGGATCGTTGGAATTGGCAGTCCATTGGAAGCTTTAAGAATCAATTCCAGCACCTTCCTATAATCCTCCAGCTCACCCTCCAGCCGCCGAGAAAACTCCTTGGCGGAAAATGGGTTGTCGAAGTGTCTGATGGCTTCGGCGGCTTGTGTGCGTGGATAGTTCATGAGAGTAAAATTGCCGCCCCAAGGATCAGGACGATCCCAAGGGCGAGTGTGAAGCAGGCGTTGATTGCGTGGATCATTGGGCTGATTCCTTATTCTGTTTGCAAGCTGTGCAGTTTTCTGGCTGTTTCCCGTGGGGGCATGCCGTGCGAGCAAATATCATTGCGTCTGCCAAATGGTAAGCATATCCAGCCACTCATTGGATTGGGCGCGTGGACAGATGGATTAGCACAAATACCAGCTAAAGCTTGACTGGCGAGATGGTCGCGCAAACTCATGCCATTTTGAGGCTCAAGTTCCCAGCCATACCCAGAGCTAGCAGCAAGAGGCAGTCCTGACGCATCCTTGTACTGCATTCCGACCCTTGGATAAGCTGGTCCTCCGTCTTGTATTGGTGTATTCATTGGGCTTTTGCTTTCTTGAGTGCGGCACTGCACATTTTGAGGAGTTTCCCGATAGTAAGACCCGCAAGGGCTTCACTGTTACAACTCACATTGACTGGTGAATCCAGATCAACGCCAACCTCATCACACAGCAGGCGCGTGACGTTCATTAGGATTTCTAACCCGCCATGGAGGGCTGGCACCGCCTCTGGATTGATCCCGGCGCATGCGTTTACGCAGGAGACGATGCGGGCTGCATTAGCTCGATCAACCGGCGTGACATACTTCTCGGGAGAGATTGGCGCAATGATATTGCCATCGAATCCCGGCTGTCCATTCCCGCCATGGATACAGAGTTGCTTGGTCTTCAACTCAGGCTCTCCATGAGGCCAAGTATTTGAGACCGCAACAGTCCAAGGCTCAGGCGTGTGTTTTTGTGTATTCATTTCGATTGGTATTGAGAGATTGCTTTAGCGATGAAGGGCGGCGCGAATGGGAGGGCGGTTGTTAGGAGGATGAAGAGGAGGAGTTTCATGGGGGTTAGATTCCGCACGCATCCTTGATTTCATTAGCTCTGCGCTCGTTGTGAGGTGATCCGAAGTTTTCGATCTCAAACCATCCTTGGTAGCGTCCGTTATTGATTCCAGGCGCAGATCCAGTTTTGAGGTTCACTTCAACAAAGTGGCCTCCATTTTTTTGTGCTTGTGCATTCCATGCTTGCGCATCTTTGCGCGATGGCTTGTCTTTTGTAATTCCGAAGAAGTGAGGTGAGTTCATAATTTGTTTCGTTGTTATTTTCTCTTTCGTTTCCATTTTCACATCGCACTCGACTATTGCAAGTGTAAAAGTGTAATATTGTATTAGGGCGCATCTGTTTTGTCCTCATGCTCGCTCATAAGCTGGGCGAAGAACCGGCCTGCACTTTGCTCACCGCGCAGGGAATTGAGTTTTTCGATCTCCCAGGGGTAGAGTTTGCAGTTGAAACCTTTTGCTTTTGTGGCTGCGTCCTTGTGGGGGCGTCCTGCGTGTTTTTTGGGTGGTGTGGGTGTTGGCATGGTGGTTTGGTGTTGAGGCGCAACCATTTTCTCTTACCGGAAATAGAAAGCGCGGAGGTGGTGAGTTTCCGCGCTTTGGGGTGCATTACGCTAGCTGTTTCTTTGCTTTTGGGAGTGGCACGATTTTGCAAGGGTGTCCGATGATTTTCATGGCAAACTTGCGAGCGTTTGGACGCAAGGCGTAAAGCTTACCGTTAATTTCGCGCACCTTGAAAACCTCTTGGGCCGGATTCCCAAGCATACTTTCGCCTATTATCATAATGCCCCGCTTTGTGTTGAATGCTTCGCGCAGCATTTCCTCCGTGCCGACCCTCCAGCCATCACGCACAAGCTGGTCATGACGGCGGTATCCTTGGCAGTTATAGACGAGTGTGGCGAGCGGGCGGTATCCCGGTTCGCCATCGAGAGGAGAAGGGTAAAGGCTGTGAACTTTCTCAAACTCCACTTGAGCGCGAGCATTGTAAACGTACCCGGTTTCTTCTAGCTCATCCATGAACGCGCAAAGCATCGGGGATTTGATACAGTACCTATCGGGTCCAGTGAAAAGAGCCACCATCTCGGGAGAGGATAGGTGCAGTGTTTGTGCATCGGTCAGTGTGTGTTTCGGCTGTGGTTTGAATGTCATATTGTTTTTAGTTCTAATTCATCTTCAGTTCGCCCTTATTTTACAATAAGCTCTGGCAACTCAAAGGGCGCTCCCGATTAAAGGAGCGCCCGATTGTTTTGGTGAGTGCCACACAGGCCGCTAGGAGTAGCCGGATAGCCGTTAGGAGGGTCAGGGGTTTATTCGGTGGCGTATTGTAACCCCTCCGCATATTTAGCCGCAGCGTTTGGGCTGTGGAAGTGACGCCGCGATGATGCGCCGTGTGGATGCCTCCATCGTCCGTCTTTATCTAAATAAAGCTGATCTCGTATAGTGAATATTGATGGAGCGTCTATGCGATGTTGGAAGCATAGCCAAAAACGCCAGTTCTTACCTTCTCCGTCCGTGTGCTCCGAATAGATAACAACTCGCCCACCTGGAACGATTCTCTGATAGCTTTCCACGCCGTTTAAGGCAGCTCTTTCTTGTAGTGTTGTCGCGTATTTCATATTCTGTATTTGTTCTTTCTCAGTACCGCCAAAACCCGTTGCCGCATGAGCAGCAACGGGCGATTGGGTGAGGGTTAATTACTTTTCATCTAGCACCTTTTGAGCTTCGGAAATCAGGCGCTTGGTGGCACCCTCCCAAAAGGTGACGTTGTATTTTGCGCCTTCGATAAGGGAATCTAAGGTGTCCTTTACGAGTGCCATTTCTGACAGCTCCAGCGTCACCCAGGGGCGCTTGGTACTGTCATTATCCACTTCATCATCGTCTCTAGCAACTCCACGCCTTACAGCGAATGAAACCCCGCTAGCAGGGTCCATGTCTTTCAGTATCCTTTGAAGCCCTGCCAATTTAGCGCGTGCTTCTCTCAAGTGATCGTGTGCATTCATAATGTGTTCTCTGTTTCCGTTCATCGGGCAGGTTTGCCCTTGTACTGCCGCAACCCCGCTCCCTTGCAGGAAACGGGGTTGGGCGCTTTCAGCGGGGTTAGGCGTGTGACTTCACTAGACCCCAGTTCTCAAGTCCAAGGCTGTCAGCGATAGCGCAAAGGGCTTCCGTGATAGCGCTGTCACCGACTCCGCCGATGTCTTGTGACAAGGTAAAGCCCGCGTTCTCGATTGCTTCCTTTGCTGCCTGACTTGGGCGGTGGTAGCCGTAGCCGCCGGCGCGACCACTTCCTTGTGTGTTTACCTTCTCGGCCCAGACCCAAAGGCAGGCCGTGTTAACGTTGCCTGTCCCGTAGAGCCGAAGCTCCACAGAGACCTTTGCTCGCCATTCAGGGCGCGCTGCCTTAGGGTCAATCGTAACGATCTGGTACGACTCAAAATAGCACTTACCTTCCTTGCGGTGGCTGCGTGTCCATTTTGTCTTTGCGTCTGCGTTGTATGTTGCGTTCATGTTCGTTTTTGGGCGTTGTAGAGTGCCTTCCTCTCTTTGTTTAGTCTCTTCAGTGACGGCTTTACCGTCAGACGCTCGGGGGAGCGTTTCGACCTTTATTTCGCGGGATGGTCAGCATTCTCTTTTGCAGTCATATCAAGGAATGCACCCTTGTCGCTGCAAGGAAACCATTCGCCGGTATCTGCCTCTTGCCTCTGGATGTAGCTGCCGCCGTTAGCGTTACGGTGAGTGATGGCGTCATTGATGCGATGGAATCGTTGGGACACTTGACCCTGGTTATAGTTGACTCGGAATTTCATAATGGTTCTCTATTCTGGTTCGTCCAGACTGCGACGCTTGAGTTGCCCCAAGCGTCGAGTGTCTAGGCGTTATTCCATACTTAGGCAATAGCGATACGGATGCGGAACTCATCCCCGTTTTCAATCGTGCCCCATACGTCCTCATCGCCATTATTTTCAGTGACGTTATCGCAGTCTTCAGCAATGATTTGGACCTCAGTCAGGGCGGCAATAATATCGCCGCCCGTGAAGGTCACTCGGACAATTTCATTGTGGCTGATAGAGCGGGCGATGGCGTCTTTGATAGTGGATTCGGTTGTCATATTTTGATCTTTGTTCGGTTTCTCTAACCCTTGTGGGTTGTGCCGCCTTAGCCCGCGCCTAAACAGCGCGGGCTAAGGGGGTTAAGATTCAACGGAAGGCAAAGACTCATATAAGGCGTGGATACGGGCGAAAGCTTCATTCTTTGCTGCCCCTTCCGGCATGGCGCTTGCGTGCTGATTAAGATTAGGTAGGCATGCTTTGATGGCAGAAATAAGTGCGTTATTGTGATACGCTTCAGTTCCGTGCTTCCACGCGGCAGCATGCTCTTGAAAGCTGTATCCTTCCAGGATTTGTGCTATCCGCATTCTGTCGATTTTTCCGCCTTTATCTTTGATGTAACGCTGACAACCTTCGTCATCAGTGAGGTAATCGCCTTTGAGTACCCAATTTGCCGGGAGTGCTGGCAATCTTGGAATGGAAGTTTTACGCATTATTTTTGGTTGATTCATGGTGCTCATATCTGTTTGGTGTTCGTTGTTCTCTAACGCAATCAATCTACCACACCTCAAATAAAAGTAAACACCTTTATTGTATGTTGAGTGATATAGCAGGATTATTAATTCAGATAGCAGGATATGACATAACGGAAGGCGGTGAGAGGGAGCTGTACGGTTTTTAGCTTGGCAAGGATGGGGAGTGGTGGGATTGTGCGCATATGGAAACACAAGACCAGGGATTCGACGCGGTTGGAACATTGATTGCACAAGTCACCGAGCAGCTAGAGCAAGCGGGCAGAGTCGAGTTTAAGCTTCCCGTAGTGATGGCGCGAAGGTTTGCAGCTCAACGGAAGATTGCGCGGATGCTGGCAAAGGAGCTGGATGCGAGCGTGAAGGAGGTCGGACACTGGGATGGTTTGACGGTGTTTAGGGTGGAGCGTAAAGGGGCTACAGATGATGGACGTTGTGGCCCATGATGCCGCTATTGACTTGAGCCGTGGGGTTGTGGTAGTGTCCGCACAGAATAAGAGCCTCTGTCGCATCCTTGTCGTATGTCTGTCGCATTACCTATTGATTGGTCAGTCGTTCAAACCCACCTTATTGCGACTGGAGGCGACTTTACTGCGACTGCCCAGGCGTTTGACATCAAAGAGAAGACTCTACGCAAGAGATCTGAGCGTGGTCAATGGATGTCGCAATTCCGCGCATACGACAAGAAAAGGGCTGAAATTGCGTCGCAAAGTGTCGCAAAGCTTACCGAGTCACTGGCTGAACTTGGCGAAAGTGTGAAGTTTACGGGCATGAAGCTTGCAAAACAGGGGCTGGAACGCTTCTACGAGCAAGCGCCGACACCCGAAAACTGGCAGGAAGCCAAGCTGGCAATCGACATTGCGGGCAAGATTGGCAACTGGTCAGCCCCCCAAACAGCTGTTCAAGTGAACGTCTGGGGTGGTGGTGTGACAACTGGTGAATCCCCCCGAGTCATCGACCTGGAGAGCGAGGAGGCTGTAAATACATCGTCATAACTACGTACAACTACCGGAATGTAAAGTACAGACCGTGTGTAGTTCGTTGAGTATCAATGTGTCGCATTAGTGGTGCCTGTAATTGCCCCTACTAGCCCACGTTTCGGGGCATGTTGAGACGCAATAGAGGCTAGTGTGCATGGTGGTGAAGGTCGAGCTACCTGTGTACGTGTAGAGAGAGGAAGCTTTCGTTTGAGGCAGACACCACGCCCGGCGGTGGGGCACCATGGGCTCGCCACCATTGCTAGACGTATCACTCTCTGAAACAATTAATTCCCAAAAACTCAAATTCTAATAATTATAGGCGCACCTTCCAAAAAAATAATCTCTCAAAATCAAGTCTGTAAACTTCAGTAAAACTTTACAAAGACATTCCTCTTGGTATATTTATGGCTCAATGGGCTTTACAAAATTATTCAAGGAGTTGCCATCCTCTTCAATTTGGCAAGAGCCGCTTCATATACGGGCGGTCTGGATTACGTTACTCGCCATTTGCGATGGAGACGGCGTAGCGCGGGTTTCTCCTGGTTCTATACCAAGGACAGCTAACGTAACGCCTGAGCAAGCGCGTGAGGCTGTGGCGTGCCTGGAATCGCCTGATCCTGACTCACGCTCACCTGAGTTCGATGGACGAAGGATTGAGCGGTGCGATGGAGGCTTTCGAGTCCTAAATTATTTCAAGTATCGGGAGGTGCGTACACCAGAGTCTAAAGCTGCTTACATGAGGGAATACATGCAGAGGTATCGTGAGAAAAACGGTACAAAATCGTGTAAAGCTAACAGTAAGACAAGAAGAGAAAAGCTAACAGAAAAAGCGGGAGAGGAGGAGTGGAGGGATTCTTACCGGCTCCAGGCAGAGGTTGCTTGCGCCACATTGCCACCCGCAGACTTCCCGGAAGTGGTCCGAAGCGCACTCATGACGTTTGCAGCTTACCGAGAGGAGATGGCAACGGCTGGCAGAACTAAGCGTGAATGCACTCCTTGGAGTCAGCAAATGGCAAAGGCCCTTCATGAGCAGACTCGCAATGAGATTGGAGAGCACCCCGCAGAAAAAATTGCAGGCCGGATTCTTGAGGCTGCAACATCCGGTTATAGGTCCGTCCGCTTTACCAATTTCTTCTCATGAGATTTCAATCCCAATACTCCGCAGAGGACCGTGCGCGTGAGGCTGAGCGCATCGACCTCACAGGAATGGACCCAAAGACGGAGGCGCTTGTCCGAGCCCAGTGGCGGCAGCTTAAACGTGCCGACAACCTCAACTTCACAACGGCCTTCGAAGTCATCAATAAATACGAGGCGACTCCCTTGATGCGCGAGTGGTCCAAGAAGCGAGCCGAATGGAAGAACTTTCTCACCAAACACAGGCCAGCGCCATCGCATGCCCGAGAGTTTCTCGATCTACCTAAACGCCCATGAATACTGACACCTCATATATTTTTACCCCAGAATCTAAAGATGGACGCAGACAGAACGCTCTTGCTCGTTTTCGAGAATGTATCTCCAGAGATCCTGCAAACATGTATGATCCAGATACCGGGAAGCCATGTTTTGCGATAGCCTTCCATCCCGAGGCATGGCTTCAAAAGGCTTATGAGAAGTGGAAGCCGGAGTTGGCGACAATGCCTTATCCGAAATTCCTCACCACAACCTACTGGAAAGCGATGCGAAATCACATCCTAGCTAAAGAGGTTTTGTGCCAGTCATGCGATGGTGTCGGCAAGTTTATGCACGTTCACCACAAAACATACGAGTTCCGTGGTAATGAGCACCTTCATCCGGAATGCTTAAAGCTCCTTTGTTTCCGATGCCATAAAAAGCTCAGTCACAAGGATGTGGATTGGAAGTGGCTGAATGATAAACAAGGTCCAAGGCCACCGTCACCCGTATACCTAGCCTACCAAGAATTGAACGCGAACAAGAAGCGTAGATAAACCCAAAGGCAGATACACACCGCTATGAAAACAACCCCAGATCACCCCAATTGCCAACCATGAACCCCTCCATTGAATCCCAACAATTCCAATCCATGCCCCGTCGATATGCCCTCACGGAGATTGACCAGATGCGCGTGCTTGTGACCAAGATCATTGCAAATGAGGAGTACGGTCAAGGCTACTTCGATGAAAAACGAGCCCAACAAGCAGAGATGAAGTTGCGAACCTACTTACTATCTGGAATCAGCGTGGATGAGTTGGCTGAACGACTTTTGACAAGCGAGGTTGAGGCAGCGGATAAACGCAGGCGGCTAAGGATGCCATGAAAAGGAACATGGGAAATAATACCCCTCGACACCACTCAAATCCTCCTCATAATCCCCTCATGCCAAAGAACCGAGTCCAGATCGACCTAACGGATGCCGCCAAAACCGCCCTCCTCATCCTGCAAACCAAAGCCAAGAAAGCGTCCATGCGCGAGACCATCGTTTCCGCAATCGCCCTTTACGAGCTTGTGTTGGATCAGCAGGCATCTGGTGGCGAGATACTTCTGAGAAAGGGCGGGAAGACGGAGGTGCTGAGAATTTTATGAACCCCGACAAAGCTAAAGAGAATCTAATCATCTACCGAAAAATTCAAAATCTGACTACTCAGAGGAATGAGCTAAATGCACAGATAGCGGCACTTCACAAAGAGTTTATTGCAGCAAATCCAGAGCCGCCAAGAATGGAAGATTGGGCATCTGACGAACCAACACCCCCGAAACCCTGAGAATCCTATGAGCACAAGACACCCCTGCATTGAGTGGGCATCATCAACTACAGTGGAACAAATCCACACAAAGGATTTTCAAGATCAAGCCGCGTCCTATTGGAAGGAATTGTCAAAAACTCCAAAGTCGCATGAAGTTTTAGCCCAAGCTTGTCAGATCATTCTTGATCAAACAGGAGTTCAAATTGGCTTCTCTTTTTCTGGATCATGAAACCCCGCCACCACCCGCCACTCCAACGCAAGCCCCTACGCTTGGGCGCTAAGTCCATTCCAAAAGCTGCGTTCACTCCAATCAAAGATCCTTTTTCGCTAGATCAAGCCCACCTCGACGCACTCTACAAAAAGATGGTCGATCCAGATAAAGGAGGATGCCGCACACAACCACTCATCGGCACCTTCGACGGCCTTAAGTCCCTTGGCTTCACTGAGGAGATGATGACCTACAACTCAGAAGGCGACTTCTGGCAGACGAACGATTGAATGCTGAGAATCCTATGAACATCCTAACTGAGCGCATGATGATCCAAAGTGTCGCGCAGAGATGGCGCGATCAGTACTCGGGATACAAAGCTAATTGGCCCGTATTTACTAGACCTGGGCTAACGATGGCGGATGTCGGCAATGAGCTTGAAGCTTTAGACAAAGATACATGCTCACGCGAAGAGGTTCTCGCTGTCACTAATAATGATAGCTGGCTACGCATGCAGTGCGAGGAGTGTAAGCAGGTGGTTGAACTTCTTCTCTTACTCAAAGTTGGCAAACTATGTACATCCTGCATAACTAAAGCTGAAAAGATGTTAGCCGATCACAACGCCAACCTCTCAAACTTCGGCGTGCCTTGCGAACCTAAAGACGGATGGGATACAATTGCGCCATGAGCACACACTACCAACTCCTTTCCGAAGGCGACACGATTCAAGAGGGCGATGAATACTGGGATGGCGAGGGCTGCGATTGGATGGCAATTGAAAGTAATGATGTGGGCCGTAAAAATGACTGGCTGATACCAATCCGCCGCCCACTCGGAAGCGACACCTGCGATCATATCGTTGGATTTGAGCTTGATTGGGATTACACAAGACTGTGGAGCCGTAGTAATGGCCGCATGATCGCTGGCCCAAACAATACCATATTCAACTTCTGCTCACTCTGCGGCAAACCACTAACGAAGGAGGATCGAGGATGAAGCTAAGAATTGTAATTCCGTGCGGAATGCTTTGCGGGCTACTGTATGGGATGGCTGGAAGCTTAATCAAGTTCCGAGATATTATCAAGGATCTACAACAGCGGGTAGAAGCGCTAGAGAAACGACCATGACAAAAAGAAACATCTTCAAACTCCTAGCGGGCGTAGCCTGTGCTGCCGCCATCGAGATAACGGGGTTGTGCCTAGGGTTGCGGAATTAGATGCACCTGAATGGATTCTTATGCCCTCTCCAAGCATGTTAAAGCAACTCCGGTGCATACGCGCAATTGAGGATGCTATTGCACTAGAAAGATATGTATGAACTACCACGAAGCCGCAATAGCCGAGGATATGTATGAGCAAGCTTGGCAAGAAACCAACCACCATTGGTACGTATTTTGGGCTGATCTTGAGATAGTTTATATCCAAAGGCTAAGTAAGGTGCAGCAAATGATTTTTGGCGATTCTGGAGTTCATCTCTGTGGCATCGCTATTCAAAACCTAAAAGGCCGTCCGACTACTCAAAAGGATTCCTGTCGCTTCCTACTCCAAGAAATCAACCGCCTACTCGCATGAAGCACTCACTATCACCACTCCGCCTCACTCACAAACCCAAGCGCAGCCCTGAGTTTATTCACGGCGTTCTGCAAACGCATCATCGAGACGGAGAGTTTCGGTCACTTGCTGACTTGCGTGGGAAAGTTATGCTCTCTGATATTAAAGCGGTGTCGGGGTGGTATCATTCTTGTCACTTGGGCTTTATATTGCCCACAGTCGTTACCTCAAAAGGAACTTTTAACTTAACGAAGTTTGATGATTATGCTAAGGCATGTCGGCACATGAGCCTTCCAAGGCCAAGTAAACTGAGACAGTTCTATGCAAATGAATGGTCATCTCAATCGTGGGAGCAATTTGGCGGTGAGGTCGAAATAATACCTGAGCCTGAACGGAAATTCAAAGAGCCCGAGCAAAGGAAGCTGCCAGACCCTCCTATGCCTTGGTGGAAATGGTGGGTGCCAGCTTAATTTTACCAGTATGAAACCGCCACTCTACATACCATACTTCAATATTCCCCATCAAGGAACCTCTCAGGATTTCGCCAGATTCACGCAACAGGAAGAAGCGAGGAAACGCCAAGAGAAATTGAAGCGGGCTCTAGCATCAGTCATTCCACTCGGCGGCAAAGTCACCATCGAGCACAAGAGCGGAGCGCGGGAGGAGTTTGAGGTATGAATGAAGCTGAAGCCAAAGTTAAGCGTGCACAGATCGACTGTGATATTCAGCGTACTCGCGTAGAGGAAGCTAAGAAGTCCTTGCGTGAGGGAAAGATGAAGCTGCTAGCGGAATACAACGCTGCTCTCGACAAGCTTGAGCAAGAGGTTGTGCGCGCTGAGATGGTGCTGAAATTCAACGAGACCTATGTGACTCAGTTTCAGCACGAGCTTGAGCACCCGTTTGAAAAGGGAGACTAGCTTAGCAGGAGGCTAGTCGCTAAACCCACAGGCAGCCCTAAGCGCCTTCATATCGAAGGCGGGACCAGGATCAATTTTTCTAGTTGGAGCGATGTCGTCATGCCCAACTAGGTCATCCAAATTATACCTCTTCACCAACGCTTTCGAAACTTCCTCGCAGGATTTCATTTGGGCGGGTGGGTAATCCTCCCATTTCTTGATGGGGCCGCCGTTCTTGTGGCGAGCAGTGATAAGTGGCAGTTTGGTCCACCGTTTCGCCAGGGCCTCATCATCGCCAGCATTCGCTAGTTCAATACCAATGGAGCAGGAGTTCAAGCCCGAGTACTCCTTTCCCGTCTTGGGATCTTTCCACTTAGAAACGCCTGCATGCCCGCAGGTGATGTTGAATGGGCGGCACTGGTAAATGGTGCCGTCACGATCAATGACGATGTGAGCACAAGCGCCTCGCGCTTCTGGTTCTCGCCAGAAGTTGATAGAGGACATGGCAGATGCTCCCGCCGTATGGTGAATTACCAAGAAGCGCCTCACTGGCATTGGCGATCCACCAGGGAGCAGTTCACGCTTAACGCCTTCCAGCCAATGATCGGGGGTGATTTTCATTTATCGCAGAATCAGAGTGATGAGGTAAAGGGCGAGCGCCATCCAGCCGAGGTGGAAGCGAGGAGCGCCGACGCCGACTGAGGCTAGGAGGGCACAAACGATAGCGAAGGCGAGTAGGATAAGAGTCATACTCTTACTTCGTGGCGTCAGGTGAGTTTGCGTCCTTCTTACCGATGTTGATAAGGCCAATGAGGAACATGCCAACGGCGATGATTTTCTCGGCCATGTCAGGGGAGATGGCGACTCCAGCGGCAGTGAGAAGGCCAATCAGACCTCTGTAGGTTGACGGTTCAGCTAAACGATGGGCGATGTAGGTGGCGATGTTTCTCATGTGCTGAAACCTACCAAAACATGCCCATATGTGCAACCTCGCATCTTTGTGGTTGCATTGCCTACTGTCCGCATAGACAATGGGCGCATACGAAATGCCACCCGAAAAACGCACCAGACGCAAAGTAAACTTGACCGCTTCGGCGGATATAGTGCGTCGGATTCGGACTCATGCGGGTGCTCGCGGCTTATCCTATCTGACTGAGGCGCTGTGGTTGAACTACTGCAACGCCGCTGAAATGGAAAAGTCTTGTAATCCGGTAGAGAATGGGGAAATTAAGAAACCATGAGCGCATCCCCCACGCCTCCGCAGTACAATAATATCCCGACCATCACCGGCGAGGATGGCGAACTCATCAAGAGAGGCCGCATTAAAGATCCGCAGGCACTCATCAGCACCTACTGGACTTTGCACACAGCGGATTGGCAGGCTTCCCGCCAGCGAGCTTTGTATCAGTCCATGATCGACGGCGCTCCACCTTATGCGCCTGGGAAAGATCGGTCTGAGGGGATTTCGGGTCGAGTCAACGTCAACTGGGGCTTGGCGGCTCAAGCACAAGAGGAGGCTGAGATGCCTTACAACGACATCTTGGATGCGTTGGATGTGTTTGGCGACATCCCAACTTCCTTTGGTGACGAGAAGAGTCAGGACACTTGGGGCACGGTGATTTCTGAGGAGATCACTCGCATGCTCAAGAACTGGGATGACTTTCACCCGCTCTGGCAGCAGAACGCGCACTTGTTTGTGGCTGAAGGCGTTAGCTTCGCTTTCCATGAGGATGAACAGGATTGGCGCTACCGCATCTACGGCCAGCAGTTTCTCAAGTTTCCACGGCGCATTCCGGCCAACGTCAACAAGATCGACATTGTGACCTGTAAAGTGGACATGCTGCCGCATGAACTCTACCGAAAAGTGGAGAATGCCAAAGTTGCAGAGGATTCTTACTGGAATCGCAATGCAGTCATTGAGGCCATCAAGGATACTTGCGCCCAGCACACGCTTCCCACTAATGATCCGCAAGAGTGGGAGAAGGCATGGAAGGACAACGACATCAATCTCGGAACTACGGTCTCCTGTGTTGAGACGGTTCACGGTTGGGTACGTGAAGTGGATGGAACGGTTTCGCAGTACATCTCCCGCATGGATGGTAATGGCGAGTTTCTCTACAAATGCGAAGGCAAGCATCGCGCCATGTCGAGCGTCATGTTCGCCTACCTCTATGGCGTTGGGTCGAATGGGGACTTCCAATCTATTCGCGGCCTTGGGCAAAAACTATTCTCGTCCTCAACGGGGCTTAACCGATTGATCTGCAAGGAGTTGGATATGGCAATTCATGCCGCTACTCCTTACCTTCAGTGTGACAACGAAGACGCGGGCCAAGAAAATGCCGTGCGCCCAATGGGGCCTTACATGGTAGTCCAGTCAGGCTTTCAGTTCGTGGAGAAGATGATGCCGCCATTTGCGCAGAATCTTGTTCCCGCCATTGAGCAGATCAAGGAAATCTACCGGGCACGGGCCATGCCATACTCTCCGGTATCTGCCAATGGCACGGACAACACTCAGCGCACCAAGTACGAGTGGCAGATGAAGACCGAGCAACAGGGCAAACTCTCCTCGGCTGGTATGAACTTGTTCTTTGCTGCGTGGAGGCGTCACTTCAAGGAAATCGTTCGCCGCATTTGCCGCAAGGATTACTCTGCCGCCGAGCCTGGGGGTGCTGAAGTGTGGGAGTTTCGTCGCCGCTGTCTTGAGCGTGGCGTTCCTGGTGAAGCGATTGATGCGGTAGATATTGACCGGATCGAAATCAATACTGGCATCGGTAAAGGTTCCGCCTCCGAGCGCAAATCTGTTTTAGGAGTCCTCAATGAACAGCTTTACTACCGCCTGGACCAAGAAGGCCAGCAAATGCTCACCCGTGATACAGCCGCCGCCTATGCAGGCACTCGGTATGCGTCTCGTCTCGTTCCTCCTGTGGCTGGCTTGCGTCCGCCTGTTGACCTACAGATTGCTGGTCTGGAGAATGATCTGATGGCACTCGGACAACCTGCCAACGTGATTCCGAATCAGGATCACATGGTTCATGTGCAGACACATTTGCAGCGGTTGACCGAAATCAACGGTAAACTCACTGAAATGCAGATTGAGATGGAGCCTGCCATTAATCAGATGTTCCCAATCTGGGATCACGCGAATCAACACATGCCTTATCTCGACCCCGAGAACCCAAGTGTACGCGAGTACAAGGAAGCGTTGGAGCAGTTGGGTGAAGTCATCATCAACGGCAAGAAGCATATCGACGCCGAGGCGCAACGTGGCCAGGAAGAAGGAGCGCAACAGAGTGGAGGGGATGCAATATCTCCAGGGATGCTTGTTCAGGCTGTGGAGTCTCAAGCTAAACTTGAGTCTGTTGGGCTCGACCTCGCCAAGAAGAAGATGGAGCTTAACCATATGCGCCAGAAGAACGCCCAAGAGCTTGCTTTTAACGATGCTCGCACCGCAGCGGATCTCCGTAATCAGAAACTCAAGAACAGAAAATCAGCATGAAAAAACGAAGCTTCATTCAGACAATAGTAGCCTTCTTTAGTGGTTTATTTGCCACCAAATCACCAGCGTTAGTACCGCAGGCGGAACCAACTCCCGTAGCGGCTAGTGAGCCCATAAAGTCCTCTCGGGAATTAATTGGATGGGGGTCACAGGCGACTCCGCTGGACCGATTCTTTTGCGGGGAAGCAAAAAGAATGGAGGATGCGTTAAATCATTGGTTTAGATGCAGCGAAATTGGTTCTACTTTTGTGGTAGAGGAGCCAATTTTTTCCGAAAAGTTGTGCTTTGAGGATGCTAGACGCGATAGCGAAGCTTTTCAGAAGCACGCGGAAAATATAGCTAAAACATTAATGGATTCAGTTAAATCCAAAAAGCTTCTTGGTCCTTATATTGTGCAATGGAATAATGCCCCAAGTGAACGCCTCAATCCATTGAGCAATATCGGAAGATTTAGTGCTCGAACAGATTGGCGGGTGGATTACGTGGAAACGGCAAGACGCCTTAAAGAGTCGAATGAGATTCCAGTCAACCCATTAGCCTAATGCTCTCTTCATCACAAATCACTCAGTTCCGCAAGTCGAGCATTCGTCGTGATGCCTTGGCTGAATTGCAAAAAAGCTCAACATTTCAGTCTGCGCTACTAGCTATCGAAATGGCGGCTATTCCGCGCTCTGACCCCGATCAACGACCAGGGCTGCCGTATGACTCGACTTTGGCGCATGACCGGCAGTTCCGTAAAGGCGTTGCTGAAGCTATCGCAACTCTGCGCGGCATGATGTACCCACCCAACTTGGCCCCCGATGAGATGGTGGATGTAGAAGTCCCTGAGTTTGAGGATTCAATATCGAAAGAGTACCAGCTTGCTAACCAACCCAAATAATTATGTCAGAAGCCGCCGCCCCATCAGTTCCAGGATTCTCTTCAAGCGCACTCGGTCAAGCCGCTGCCGCAACCGTTGCTCAGATGGCTGGCAATGGTACGCCTGCCGCACCAGCAGCGCCAACCCCGCCAGCGCAACAAACCCCTAAGTCTGAAGCGCCAGCGCCTAAGCTGGACGCCAAGACCGCCAAGCCTAGCGCGTGGGATAAAGTTCCTGAGGTGAAAGCTGAAGAGGTGGAGGCTACTGTAGATAGTACGCAAAAGCCTGCGGAAACTGAGGTTCAGGGCGATGCCACGCCAAAAGAATCCCGCTGGAAAGAGCTTCGCGCCATTGAGGCAGAGCACAAGGTTCTTAAACCTGAGTTGGAGCATCTTCGTGCCAAGCTTCAAGAGTACGAGACTAAGCCGCCTGTGCCTGAGGATGTTTCCAAGGAGCTTGAAGATCATCGCAAGTGGCGTGCAGGCTTCGATTTGCAGAATCAACCGCACTTCATTGAGAGCGTAGTGACTCCGTGGAACGAGAAAATGGAGTACTTTCAGCAGGTATCGGAGTTCTCCGGCATCGCGCTAGACAAGATCCTTGCGGCCACTCAAGAGACAAATCCCCTCAAGCGGGCGAAGGATGTTGCTGCCGTACTGGCTGAATCTACTGAGGATGTGTCTGCTATTCTGCCCGAGGTAAACATTGCCGCTAAAGCCTTGCATGACATTGGAGCCAAGGAAAAGCAGTTGAAAGCTAAAGCTTTGGAGATTCAAACCTCGCTCAAGGGCGAGAAGGAGAAGATGACGGCTGCTGAAACGCAGAAATCGGAAGCTGAGTACTCCAATGCCTACAAGGAAGTGGCGAGTAGCATTGGTCCGAAGTTTGCCGAAATCTTCAAGAATGACCCTGAGTTGCGTAAGGAGTTTGATGCCGCGCCTAAGCCTGAAACGGTGATGGATCGTGCGTATCACGCTCAAGCTGCGGTCTTGCTGCCAGCTATTACCAAACAGTTCTTGGAGATGCGGGCCGAACTGCAAGCTCTCAAGAAGGCTGAGAAAGCCAGGATCGCAGCCCGTCCTTCTATGGATGGTCAGTCGCCAGCACAACAGCAAGATAGCGGGCCTAAGCTGACTCTTATGGGCGCTGCTGCACAGACCCTAAAGGGAGTTGGCTGAAAATAGCATTTGACCTTTATCGTCTAACTCACTATAAATGCCACAGAGCTTAAATCCGTTGTCTAACGGGCTAAGGTGGCTCCCTTGGTGATTTAGACAGAAAGAGCTAAACGCCCTTCGATGAGGAGGAGTTCAGGGTTGCTCCCCTGATGCACGCAACGAGGCAGATCATCTGCCAACCGTCTTTGCTGCGTCAGGCTTTGTGGCCCGACGAAGAAGCAAGGCGGAGTCTCAAACTTCCTTTACTTCATCGCCAATATGGCAACTCCTCTCGACAACTATTTTGAACAAGATGCTTCGCGTCTTCAGGGTAAAATTTATGAAATCATGCGTAATGAGGGCCGTGTATCGGCTCTTATGGAAAAGGGCGAACTGCCCGATGGCATGGGCTTCAACTTCAACTCCGTCGTTTACCAGCGTTCTACTGGCATTGGCGGCAATGGCTGGACGGCTGTAGTCCAAGAAGACGGCAGCGTTAATAACTGCGTTCCTTCCGCCTCCGTTGTTTCTCCTGCTTCGACTCTTCTGAGCTACACGGCAGAAGCGAACATGATCAAGTCTGCGCCTATCTGCTTTGAAGATGCTCGGCGTGGTTACATGTTTGAGGATCAGGTGAAGGCCATCCAAGACAACCTTGTTGCCGAAGTTACCGACACCTGGGAAGACAAGGACAAGGAAAAGTATTTCCTCAACTCTGGTCACAAGATTGTGTACAATCAGTCTCTCACCGAGACGACCAACGGCACCACGATGCCAGCAACTCCTGCGACGAGTATTCTCACGCAGAGCTTGCTGGACATGCTTTATGTTCGCATCATCCAAGATGGTGGCGGCAAGGAAGCTTACGCTAAACGCAACGGCGCTCCTCTCATTACGGCCATCATGTCGATGGAACGTAGCCGTGACGTTATCAAGGGCGATCCTTCCGTTCGTGATGACTTCCGTTGGGCTGACTCCGGCAAGAGCGATGGTGCTGTTCTGATGCAAAGTTGGGGTGTTGACCGTGTGTACGGTGGCTTCATGCACTGTATCGACAACCGCATGCCTCGTTACGACTTTGTGAACGGCGCTTGGGTGCCTCGTCCATACTACACATCGAGTGCAACAACCATCGGCCTTGAGGCTAATGTGAGCGCCGCTTACACGAACGCTGAGTTTGAAGATGTGTATCTGTGGCACCCTGAGGTTGTGATTCGCCAGATGCCGAAGCCACTTGGGTCGGTTGGCGGCATGACTTCCGGCCAAGCAGTCAATTGGAGTGGTCAATTGCTCTGGAAGAACATTCCGAGCGAGACTGAAAATCCGCTAAGCAACATTGGCAAGTACTACGCTCCTCTCCAAGCCGCGTGGAAGCCTGCTAAGATCCGTTATGGCTATGTACTGCGTGTCCGTAGGTGCCCACAGGTAGGAATCCTAGGTTGCTCATACTAGAGCAACCTATAGCCCCTCAAGAGGTACTTGAGGGGAATTGGAGGGGCAGGCAAAGTCTCCGTGAAAAGCATTGCATGCGTCTTCATAAGCTTTGCTAGCCTCCTCTATTGAATGAAAATATCCAAGTCCAGTATATTTTCCATTCGTCCTGATTTTAGACATTAAACATCCCTTATCCCAAAAAACACCTTTAGGTAGACCTGACTTTTTCTTGCGATGACCCCTTCTGTTCCAAGTGTTATTTTGAGGCGTACACACGCGAAGGTTTTCCCATCGGTTATCTTGGGGATCTCTATTCTTGTGGTCAATCTCGTGGCCAACTGGAATATCAACTCCCTGCATTTTGAAAATAATCAAATGGACCGAGTAGAGGCACGCCTTCTTTCCGAAGGAGCCGAGCCCAACGTCCATATACCGCTTGGAACCATCCGGCCTACAGCATTTGCTGCCAGCCTCTTTGCCAGCAAGCTTAGCATTCCAAGCATTCGCTTTCCCCTGACCCACAAAATGATGGACCGGCCTCTTGTTCCATCTCAAAATTCCGCTTTCCGGCTCGTACGTGAAGCACTCACGCAAAAATTCAATGCTCGGCAATTCCTTGCGCGGATGACCACGCAGACGTATGCTGGGTTCAGCTTGATGACTCATGTTGTTGATGGGTTACAGGTTAGAGGCTCTAGCTGGCTGTTACCGGCTGGAGCCTTGTTTATTTAGACCGTATTTCAAAAGTTAGCAACCTCAATTATGGCGAACCCACTTGAATCCATGATGGCCCTTGAGGCCCCCGAAGCCGAAGAGGTGGCTGAATCGACAACTGTCTCGTTCGCTCCTCCTCCTGGCTTTAAGCAGCCCGACGATGTGCGCGATGGCGAAACCTTCGATGTGGTCGCTAAATGCAAGATGGAAGGCGGTCAGGTTGTGATCGAATCCATTAACGGCATCGCTCTTGGCGATAATCCTGAAGAGGAAGAAATGGAAGTTGAGGAAGAGGTAATGCCTGAAGAGGAAATTGCCGCTGTCGAATCAACCGCCCCAACCTTGCGCGAAGCTGCCAAAGCGACTGGCTACTAATCCCACACCTTTATGATTGTTGGTAATCTTTACTCAAACGCGGCGGCGGCTCAGGCCATCACTGGTATTGGTGCGTCATTCGTTGGCGATCAAGAAGTTGATTTGCTGCGCCAAATCTTCGTCACCCTTGGGGGCGGGGGCGCTGGCGGTGGCGGTATTGTTGTTACTGTCTCCAATGGCAGCAGCTTCAGTATCCCGACATTCAACTCACAAGCCTTCACTTACTACGGCGGCACCAACAACATTCAGACTCAGACATTCAAAATGAATGGGGCAACGGTTGCTACGTTAACATTCGTTTACGTCAACGGCGCGGCTTCTGATGATGACCTTATTCTGACCATCACTCAATCCTAGTCGATGTCGTATAAGCGCATCATATCCCCAGGATTTGCTCAAACCCCTTCGCTGAAGCGGGTGCTGGATGGTGGATTTACGCAGCTTGGTAAGTTTCGCCCCGTGATGCCTGGGGGATGGGCTGATGCGGGTAATGCAACGCCTCAGCCTCCAAGTGTTGCACCTATCCTCATGGTGGACGCTGAGATAGCGAGCTTTGTGGCAAATTTGGCATGGACAGCCAGCAATCGCACGGGATCGCCTGGGTTTACTTATGAAGTTTGGATGAAGGTTGATGCGGGCAGCTTTGCTTTTCTTGCCAGTACAACTAACCTTTTCCTCAATACAGACCAAACTCCTACAATTGGAGTTTACGCATTTGAGATCAGACCCCGAAACGATGCGGGCTACGGCCCCTCAAGCAACATAGGAAGCACCCAACTTCCGGGGGGAGTTTAGCGACTTACTTCAGACCCGATGGGGTAAGTCGCTATATAAGGCCAGACGGGACATCGACATACTACAGACCTTAATTCATGGACCTCGTAACATCACCCGCCGTAGATACCTTCATGCAGGCCGCAGACCAAGCGGCTATGCAGACGGCTATTGGCGTGCCATTTGGCCCAACTGGCGCTCCTGGTCCTCCGGGTAGTCCAGGCGCTCCCGGCTCACCTGGATCTACAGGTCCAACGGGCGCGAGTGGTCCCACGGGGGCTACAGGTTCCCCTGGTGGCCCCGGCCCTGCGGGGTCCCCAGGTCCAGCAGGAAGCCCTGGACCAACGGGGCCGACTGGTCCTAACGGCGCACCTGGAACTCCAGGCTCTCCTGGTCCAGCCGGGCCAACAGGCAGCACTGGTTCACCAGGAACTCCTGGCGGAACAGGGCCTCCTGGTCCCGCTGGTGGCACAGGGCCAACGGGTCCAACCGGCCCAGCAGGCGGAACTGGACCTCCAGGTCCAGCGGGTCCAACTGGCGCTCCTTATGCTCCAGTAGGCACTGTTACTGGCACAACCTACAGCCTCGCCCTAGCTGATGCTGGCAAGTACCTTCGCCTCACTAATGGGTCGCCATGCACAATCACCCTTCCGCTTGAGGTAACTCAGGCATGGGTGGCAAATACTGAAATCGACTTCCGCATTGCAGCGGCAGGCATTCCAACTTTCAGTACCAGCGCCACGATCAACAATGTCGCGGCGGTTGCTAGCATGGTTCAGAATAACACCTTCGCCCTAAAGAAAGTGGGGACGAACATCTGGGATCTTGTTTAATGAGCCGAATCCTATCAGTCATTGCCAGCAGCCGAAGGAGGGGTCAGGCCCTTCTTGTAAACCAGACGTTTGAAACTCCTACAACGGGTTACGATAACGGTGAAACATGGACTGGCGCTGGGACTGGTACGGTGTCTCCAGCGCAAAGTGCTGTGGTTATTCAAGGCACACAGACTCTTGAAATCAACTTGGTATCTCAAACAGGATCGACATTCACCGCCTTCACATCGCAAAGCTCGCTCTTTGTAAAGTTCCAGTTTCAGGTTGCTGCAACGCCAACATCCAACGCTGTTATCGCTTCAATCCGTAACGGTACCACACTATTAGCTACGTTAACCAGTCGCGGCACTCGCCTCCTAACTGTCACCGCTTCAGGGGGCACGCTCAACCAATCCTCCGACACGATGCCAACAGGCACGACTATTTGGATTTGGTTTGAATACGTCAAGGGTACTGGCTCTAACGCGATTGCTAGGGCAGGCTGGGCCACTTCTGATGTGAAGCCAACTTTTGTCGCAAGCTCAAATAAAACCTGCGTGTCATCTGATGGCACAAGCACATCCAATGCTGATAGGCTGTATCTTGGAACCACTACATCTATCGCAGCCCTTCGTACTTACTACGATGTGGTTCAGGCTTCATCATCCGCATTTTAATCCACTATGACACAATTTTACGATCTGGAGGGTGAAAGCCTATGTGGGCCATTGTGGCCTAATGGCTACATTGTTGATGGCGTTCCTGGCATTCCTCCAACGGGCAAGATTGAGGTGATAATTGTTCATGACCCTGCGCCAACATTAACAAGCACTCAAAAAGCGATTCCTCGCAATGGGATCAATGCGGGCAAAACGGCGTACATCTACGGCTGGGATATTGCAGATAAAACTCCTTCCGAGCTTCGCGCTGAAGTGCCTGACATTTGCAACGCGCAACTCAAGCTATGGCTTCATAATGCAGGCAAGCGTATGGATGCCATAGGTTTTGTGAATAGCGAGCCCAACACCGACACTCGATTGGTGATGCAAACCGAATGGCAGTCGCGTGGAACATTTACACGCACAAACCAACTGGTCCTTTTCCTGCAAGAGAAAATGGCATGGACCGATTCTCAAGTAGATGCACTTTTCAAGGAGGCGAGCCAACTGTAATGCCGCATCGTTTGATACACATGTCAGAGTTTATGACAGGCATTTTCCTAGCGGTTAATGCAGGAGCTACATATTTACTCATGGCGGCTACCAGCCAAACGCAAGAGGAAGCTTTGCGTTGGTCACTACTTCCTTTAATGGGTGCTTTAATTGCCGCCGCCGTCTGCTACCTATTCAATAAAGATCGTGAGGCAGCTAGAATTGTAGTTGGGCGCACAACCTTTGCTCTAGTGGGCGGCGTGCTTTTGCCCCGCCTCGCATCTTTCAGTTCCTACTTTAGCGAGATCGTAACAGACCCTATCATTGTTATCGCCCTTGGCTTCATGGCATCAGGCGCATGCTACTTTGTTTCAAAACCTGCGGTTGATCGGTGGTCTAAGCGTTCTCAGTCAATTGCTGATGACATCATTGATGGCGCGATGGATGCCGCCAAGAATAAACTCAAGAGCATGGGATTAACTACCCCTCAAAGCATCTTAGATAGATGGCCTGTTCCTCCACTGCCAGGAAGCCCTGACCACGAACTTTATCAAAGCAGCTTAGCGGCAGAGATTGCTAGAATGCAAGAACTGGCTAAACTGAGTCAATCAAATTTACCGTAACGACATGGCTTATCCAACACCGGAAAGATGGGGTAGAACTACCGACCGAGAAACAGGCCGGGAGCGTCGTCGTATCCAAGGAGCTAAGCCTATCTCGACTCAGCCCACAGGTCTTGATGGCTGGTATATCTTGCAGAACAGGGCTGTGCCTGCGTTTCCAGGTGGACGTTCCAAGATGCCCAGCGTTGAGGAGCAAGCCGCATGGGCGCATGATCAAGGGATGCAAGTTGGTCGCAATGGCCTTCAACCCTACGGTCTTCGTCAGCAACCCCAAGCTCAACCTGCCGCGCCGTTGCCGGGATACTTGGACCCGAATAACAATCCATTTGCTGTTACAAGCGCACCGCCTGCTCCCGCCCCCATGCAATCACAAGGGCCAATCAGGGGTGATATGATGCGTAACTTTGGTCTTGAGCCTAATGTTGGGACTATCAGCGGCATGCCGAAAGTGCCAACTTCTGCATTCCCGTTTGGCACAGGTCCAGCCGCTACTGCATCCACACCTGCCGCCATGCCTAGTGGCGCTGATTTGATTGCGCAACGTCGAACCGCATTGCAAAGTCGTGCTGATGAGATCGGAATGCAGCGTCAATTGGACAATCCATCGCCCGTCCAAGTGGGGGCTGATGGCAATGGCTACTTGCGCTCGAAATACGGCACAGGTCGTACGGGTGGCCCTGCTGGCATGATGGTTGGCAATCAGACTGGCAAAGACTTCTTTCAAGATGCCGCTAACCGTCAGGGTGAGGCCAATAAATACGCCAAGCCGCAGAATACCGCTGAAGACATGGAACTTTGGCGCAAGGCATTCTCACGAACCGGGCCTGCTAGAGTCTAACTTTTATGCCGCAAGATTACTACATCATCCTGACCACAGGCATAGTCTCGAAAGTGGCTAACGTCACATCCACTCCAATAGTCGTCACTAAAACGATGGCCCAAGGAGTGTATCGCGACACGCTGCAAAACTTCCCGCAAGCTGCTGGCACGGTTCTGATTCAAGGTCCAGGCTGGACTAACATCCCAGAGTACACCGTTACTGCTGGTCAGCCTGAGTTCACTGGATTCCAAACTGAGCTTGATGACAATGCCGCTCACATTGCGCCACGATCATTGACTTGGCCTGAGTCACACTGGGAGTTTCAAACAGCAGGTGGCAACTACTATACGCCAACGCGACTTCTTGCCTCCATGAGCACATCTCAGCCCACTATCTAATGCCAGCCAACCTATTCCAGACTGTTACCACGCCAAATCCTACCGAGTTGGCGTTTTATCAGTTGGTGGCTGACACAAGCATGAGGCCAGATAAGATCCCGGCAGTAGAAACGACTTATGCGCAGTGGGTTGCTACTTTTGGCCCCGGTATCCGCAAAGCCGAAGGTTGGGACACTTATGTTTACACCTTCACTGAGGACGGACCAAATATCGAGGGCACTCAATACCGAGCCTTTTACTTTGGGAAAGCTAGAACCCAAGAGGAGCGTGACACACCATTTCAAGAGTTCGTGACGAACCGTAATTACGCATGGCCTCCAGTGCTTGAAGAGATTGGGTTCTTCCGTGACTATGATGTCCCGATTAATTCGCCAAGCTATCTTCCAAGCGTTATGGCCCAAGCTCCGCGCATCTATGTTCGCAAGAAGCTGGTGCCTGCGGTGGTTTGCGATAGCCGATGCAAGGTTCAGCGATTTCTATCTGAAACTCCATGGCCTGCCGCTGCATTCCAGCATATGCAGCCAATCCCAACGGATGTCAGTTGGCAGTTTTTATCCAATTCTGATGGCGTGCCGCGTTGCTTACACCCTGATGTAACAATCACTAGCGATCTTAACGGCGGCAACATCGTGCAAGGCAGCGGTTCACCTGGGGCCACTGTAGCCCAAAGCGCCAACCAATTCTTCCCTGCTACTAACATGTCTGATTGGGCTCCTTTCGTTCTGGAAGATACACAACAGCCAGTAAAAGGGCTTTGGCTTCGTGAGAAAGTGACTATCTTTCCGCCTATTCGACCCTTGGCTAGCACCTTCTAGCCGCCCTCGTATGGCGATCCAAACTCCAGCAGGAATTTTCCAGAGCGATTCTCCTTGGCAAAATAAGCCGTGGAACGTAGCTGGTGGTGGATTGTTGATGACGACAACTCCAGGCGCTAACACAATGCGCGTTGACCCTGTGGGCGTTAATACAACCCTAGGCCCAGGTGGTGGTCAGGCATTTGATGCCGCCCCAGGTCCAACTGGAGGCTCTGGCGCTCCTGGTCCTCCAGGGCCGACTGGTACGGCTGGCCCCACTGGCGGAAGAGGACCAACTGGAAGCACAGGCCCCGCTGGTCCGACTGGTCCTTTTGGTGGACCTCCTGGGCCAGTAGGCGCTCCCGGTCCTCCTGGTCCCGCTACCCCTGGTCCTCCCGGTCCTGCTGGCCCTACAGGTGTGGCTGGACCACCTGGAACCCCAGGCGGAACTGGTGGCCCTGGCCCTCCTGGTCCATCTGGCAATAATGGTACTCCTGGCAGTCCAGGATCTCCTGGTGGCACTGGCCCCGCTGGACCTACAGGCCCCATCGGTCCGAGTGGCGGTCCTCCAGGACCTCCTGGTCCTACAGGCATGACTGGCCCGCTTGGTCCAAATGGCCCTCCCGGTGGGCCTGGACCTGTTGGTCCCGTTGGCCCACCTGGAACTACCGGCCCTACTGGACCCCGTGGACCTACAGGTATTGGCTCGCCTGGACCCGTAGGACCAACCGGACCTTTCGGTGGCCCCCCAGGCCCAACCGGAGCTATTGGACCAACGGGCGGCGTCGGGCCTCCAGGCCCTAACGGTCCCAATGGAGCGCCCGGACCTCCTGGCGGTCCAGGACCGAACGGCCCTCAAGGACCGCCCGGAAACCCTGGCCCCACAGGTGTAGCTGGGCCTCCTGGCAGCATTGGGCCTATCGGACCAACCGGACCCGTTGGCCCTTCAGGTGGACCGCCCGGACCTCCGGGGCCACCCGGACCTACAGGAACCAAGCTCGCTATCGTCCCAACATCCCAAGGTTTTCGCGCTCTTTACTGCGCCGAGGCTCCTGACGCATGGTTCTTCGACACCTACACTCTGATTGTGGGCTCGTCTCGTCGCGCCTCAATGCCAGTCGATTCGCTCTTTCTCGAAACCATCGAGCCTCAAACTCTTAAAGTCTGGTCAACCTCCTGCACACACCCTGTTCCAGTTGGCGCAACGGTCGAAAATGGCACGCTTACCGTTCTCGCAGGCGCTTCAATCGTCGCCAATGAGGTGACTGTTGTGGTGGCTGGCATAAGAAAAGGTTGTGCGCATATCCGTTTTGCTCCAAAGTCTGAGGAGCAGATGAAGAGAAACCTTGAACGTTGGAGAGATTAACGAATGAAATCTTGGAGAGAAATCTGGAAGGGCTGCTTCACGCCCGAGGAGTGCCAGCGCATTATTGACTTTGGCATGTCGATTCCACCTGTTGAGGGCGGCATCGGCCACGGCGGTCAGTTCGTCGTGAACAAGGATATGCGATCATCAACGATTCGCTGGTTGCCACGGTGGCATAAAGACCTGCTTTGGATGTTTGATCGGATTAGCGCCCGTGCTGAGTGGTCGAACAATAAGTCATTTGGCCTCGATATTCGCGACTTTACAGAGGTTCAATTCACCGAGTACGACGCCCAAAGCGCAGGCCATTACTCTTGGCATGAGGATAACACTTGGGTTTACGATCCTTTCGATAAATGGTGGAAGGATTTCGGTTGCCTTCAGGTTGCTCACAATGCCAGCGATGGTGAGAAGGCCTTTGCCAAAGAGAATGCTCGCAAGTGCTTCAACGAAAAAGCGCAAGACTACGCTCCGCTTGAACGCAAGATGAGTATGGTGATTCAGCTTTCAGATCCCACTACCTACACAGGCGGAAAGCTTGAGTTGCAAGGTGGGCCGCTGGCTGAAGGCGAGTTTGGCGGTCAAGGTGACATGATTTTCTTCCCTGCTTTCAACCGCCATCAGGTGACTCAGGTTGAGAGCGGCAAGCGGTACTCGCTGGTGACTTGGTTCAAAGGCCCCCCATTCCGATGAGTGATTATTCTGACAGGCTCGACAAAGCTTGGTCTGAGGTTGAGTCGATCTATAATGAGATTTGTATTCCGTTAGGTTCTGGTCCTTTAGGGAAGAGTGGCCCATGTGGGCCTGGGATGCCTGCTGATTATGTTGAGCCTTCCAGCGACCAGAAAAGAGCTGATGATATTATCACCTGCTTAAACATGATTCGATTCCATCTGAAATGAGCACATCCACCGACGACAACCGCGCTCCTTACACGGTGGCAATCGTGGCAATGGGGCCAAGTCACGTTGATTACCTGAACGAGTGCATCGGTGCTAAGGGTCGCAAGGGCGTAGCTGACGAAACGTGGGCGATCAACGCGATGGCTGGCATCATTGAGCATGATCGAGCTATCATGATGGATGAGTTGCCGTACTTTGAGAAGGCAGCAAGGGAGCTTAACCCCGGCCTCGCTGGATATGCCACTTGGCTCAAGACTCACCCAGGCCCCATCTATACGCCCAAGTTTTACCCTGAGTTTCCCGGATCAGTGGAGTATCCGCTTGAGGCCGTGCTAAACGTCATCAACTACCCTTACCTCAACAACACTAGTAGTTACGCCTTGGCGTTGGCAATCTACATGGGGGTAAAGCACATCAAGCTCTACGGCTTCGACTTCACGTATCCTGACAACCGCGGCTTCGCGGAGGCTGGACGCGGCTGTATGGAGTATTGGATTCGTGATGCCAACTGGCGCGGAATCAACGTCACGGTCTGCCAATCGTCTTCATTGTGCGATCAAAGCCTAGGGCGTAAACTTTACGGCTATTCGGTCCAGCCGAAACTTGAGCAGGTGGACGGCAAGTGGAAGGTGACTCTGGGTTAAACAATACTCCTTGAGTTTATAGATTCATCCCTGCATACTAGGGGCCATTATGGCCCTTACCGTAGCGGAATGCAGAACAGCCTTTGGCATCCTGGTTGATTCGAATAACTTCCTGTCGTTCCTTAACCAAGGATCTGAACGGTTGATGCAAAGTGGACTATGGGGTGGTCTGACTGCTATCGTGGATTTTGATGGTGCTATTGGCTATATCACCCTTCCTTGGCAGTATGAATCTTTGATGGGTTGCGCTATCCGTCGTGTGCCAGTACCGATCTATGGCGGATACCATGAGTTTATCGAATCTGGCCCTGGCTTTTTTAATGACCGAGAAGATGCGGCGGCATACAGCAATATTGTGGATGAAGGTCAATGGCCGACTCTGGTAAAACAAGAGACGCCGCTGCCTATTCGAATCACGCTCAGCAATGCGGCAGATGCGGGCAAGAAGGTTCGCTTGTTCGGCTACAATGCAACCGGCGAAGTATTTGATTCAGCGGGCATTCCTGGGGTTGAACTGACCCTAGCAAATCCAACTGTCACATCCACGGAATCATTCATTCTAACAGCGGTGAACAAAGACATCACGCTTGGCAGTATCGTTATTTCCTCAGTCGATGGCGCAACGGTTCTACCGCTATCCACCTATAAGCCGCCAGAAACGAATCCTCAATATCGACGGTACAAGACTGGAACTATTCAGCCATCGTCTGACGGATTCCCAGCTATCCGAACGAAGTGCAAGCGCCGGTTCATTCCCTACATCAACGAGAGCGATCAAGTGTATCCCTCGAATCTTGGGGCTCTCAAGATGGCCGTTCTAGCCATGAACTTTGAGCAATCATCTGCCGCCTCTGAAATCGCTACCGCTGAAACATTCTGGCAGAAGGCTGAGAATCTGCTTAATCAGCAACTCCGCCACCAACGCGGAGGCGCACGTTTCCCAATCAACTTGCCACAGTCTAGTGGTGTCGGCGCTTTCAACTCCTGGTAAATATGCCACCTCCATCTGCACTCCCTCGCGCTAATCAATATTTTGGGATTGGTCGCCATCCGCTCATGCAGTACTTCCGGCCAGAAGGTGGCGATGAAGCGTTAGATCCATCCTTTGCGCCCGTGTCGCAGGCTGCGTTTCGTGAGGATGACGCGATCCTGCAAGCTCAGGCGGAACAGCAACGCGCTCAATTGCGACAAGGTCGCGAATGGGAAGCGCAAGATGCCGCCTACGATTTCAGCAAGACTGCGCCCGGAAGCAGCTACGAGAAGATGCTGCAAACCATCAGCCCTGAAGTCCTCTCGGACCCAAAGAATGCAGCGTACGTTGGATTTCGTCAGCGTGAGCAACGTCCATCACGCCTCTCGACTCAGGTTCTAGGCCCTCAACTGGCACTCAAGATTAAAGATCCTCGTCACGTTCAGGAGTATAACGCACTCCTTGAAGGTGGAGCGGACCCGCATACAGCCTTTGAGCAAGTTCGTCTGCTTGAGTTTAAGGACAATCAGGCCAAGGAGTTGGCGGCGGCAGGCGTGCCAGAAGAAACTTGGGGAACCCTCCAAGGGCAAGATGGCATGTACGACCCCGTGAAGGTGGCCCGTGCCGTTGAGTCAGTGAAAAGTGACCCTCGGCGTGAGCGGGCTGTTACTTCCGAGATGCTTGGTAAGTATTTGGAGTTGAAGCAAATGGACCCCGAGCTAGCTAAAGAGTACGCGCAGACTGCCCGCGATAATGGTTATTTGTGGGCTGGCCTCGAAAAGACCAAGCCTGCCGTTGTTCCTGCGGTTGTGGAGCCAAAAGTCGCGCCCGTGCCGGAGGCTCAAAGCCTAGTTCCAGCCGTCACATTCAAACCTTTAAGTGAGCGTATTCCTAAAGGGGTCACGCCGGAACAATTCATCGCCCAAAAAGGAGCAATGGATAAGGCCGCTCAAGAGGAGCAAGAGGCGGCTAAGGCATGGACATCAGCCAAGTCGAAATTGATTAATCCTTTCCTAAAAGCCTATCCATCGCCTGATTTACAGTTGATTGCTGCCCGTGCTATTTTGGACGAATTGCCATCGGAAGATCCAGATACCCCAAGTTATGTCGATGATAATGTTGGTGTTGTTGGACAAGTGCCTTATGGGGTGCTGGTAGCTAAGAAGCTTGGCCTTGACCCAAATGGGGCTGCATTTGATGAGCCAGGGAATTTGCGATTTGGAACGCAAACAGTCACCAACAATGAATTGCTCAAAGCCTTTGCGGAAGATGTGATTAAGGCCCACTCGGAGCAAGAGAAAGCAGCCGCACCCCCTGCCGCCGCGAAGGTCTTATCAGATAAGACTATTGAGGATCTCGTTAACAAGTATCCACCAAAGAAATAATGGTAACGCTCGACCAAATCGCAGAGGCCTTAAAGAGCGCGGACGCAGCGGGCGATACCGAGGCGGCAACCACTCTTGCGGAAGCTTATAGGCAGGCATCATCAAGTCAGCCCAAAGACTCAGGTCAAGGCTATGTATCCAGCCTAGCCTCATCCGCTGGCCGAGGATTTGCTGGCGTTGTGCCTGGGGCTATTGGTGGCGTTGGCTACCTTACTGGCTCTGAGGGACTGAAATCAACAGCGAACGAGATCGAGCAAGGCATCGAATCTTACCTGCCCGTGAATCCTATTTACGAGCAGAGCTTTCCGATGAAAGCAGCCAATGCTGGCGGGCAAGCCATCTCCATGCTGGCGACTGGAGGCATTGGCGGTGGTATCGGTAAAGCTTTGGGCGGCGTTCGTGCTGGCGCTGAACTATCTATGTTAGGCTCTGGATTCTTGCAGGGCGCAAGAGGTGGGGGTCAAGACGCTGAACGATATGGCATGACGGGCGGAACTGCCTATGCCCGCGCATTGCTTGGGGGGGCGGTGGAAGTAGCCACGGAAAAACTACTTTTTGGCATGGGCAGCGAAACCGCTATGGCTCGCAGGATGTTGGGAGAATCGCTTGAAGCTGGAGTTGGCGGGGCCGCTAAAGCTATTGGAACTGAAGGGGCGGAGGAGTTTGCGGCCCAGGTTGCTGGTAACTCTCTAAACAAAACGATGTCCCCAGAGGGAACTGAAACACCAGGAATTCTTTCTGGGGCTGGCGAAGCAACAGCTCTTGGAATGGTGGGTGGCTCTGTGTTTGCTGGTGTAAATTCTTTAGCTGGCGTTAATCGTAAAGCGCAGACTATTGAATCTGGAGTCGGGGAAGTATTTGAGGACGAGATTGGCGAGGCAGATATTCCGGGCATCGGCAAGGTGCAATATAATGCTACCAAGATTTCAGACCCTAAACTTCTCGCGGGCATGAGTGCACAGGATCTCAAGATCCTGACTGACAGTGGTCTGGTTAAGTTACCAGTTGCCGAATCGCCAGAAATCAAAGCCTCTGAGCCTGAATCCGTCGTGGATAAGGAAGTCGCGGAGTTGACGCAGAATGTTGAGGCGAATGCTGCTGTTGCGCCCCAGACAGCGGAAGTACTTAAGGAGATTGTCGAATCACCCACTGAAACAGCGCCAGTTGTAGAAACCCAACTGCAAGAAACTTATGTACCCCCAGAGGATATTGCCCAAGAAACCATTCTGGAAGGAGACGGGAGCGTGCAAGATGCCACTTCCGACGCAGAGGGAGTTGCAATCCCTGAAGAACTGGAAGTTCCAAATCAAGATCAACCGTCTAATCGGGATAAAGTCGAACAAGAATTAAAGGAAGATCCAACGCTACATATCTCAAGCGGGCCAGTCGATCTTTTCCATGGAGGCTTGCCGCACGACGCAACGCTAGATCAAGTGGATTTGGAGCGCGCTGGCTCGCAGCAAAACAAACGCAATCGCTCATATGGTGGATTTTATCTCACCGATGGTAGTAGCCGTGACTGGTCAGAAAAGTATGCTAAAGAACGCGGGGCGGCGGTGCATCGCATTCGCCTAAAGACAGGTTCTCGCGTGCGCTACACGCAGGAAAATATAGACCGTCTTAATGCTTCGCAACGTGCAGAGTTGGCAAAGAAATATGATGCAGTCCGAGGTTTGGATGCGTTAGGCAGATCGCAATGGGTTTTGCTGAATAAAGACGCTGTTGAGTCATTTACTCCCGAATCGAAATCTGATGTCACGCCGCAAACCGAAGTCGAGCAACCGCTACCAGAAACTACAGCGTCTCAAACGCCTAAAACTGCGCAAGAGGTAGCAACGCCCAATGACCGCGTTTCCTTCAAGCAGGAAGGTGTGATGCAACAAGGGAAGCTTGTGAGCGTGTCAAATGGCGTTGCTCGAATTGAGATGGACGACGGCAGTATTCGCCAAGCTCCAGTTCAACGTGTCTCGGTTGCGCCTGAGTTCCAAGCAGCTTTGTCAGATGACATTGTTCAGAGTCTTCGCGCTCGCAATGAGTCCGAGCTTTCGCCTGAAGCTTTATCGAAGTGGACTCCAGCAGTTTATGATGCGGCTGAACAGTATGCACGCACGGGCGACATTTCCATCCTTGACGATCTAACCTCAGTACAACGAAAGCGAGTGCGGGATACCTACTTGGACTCGTTGCCCGAGTTGAAGGAGATGCTTACTCGCAACGAAGCGAAAACTGAACGCCGAATTGCGGATGCAGAGAGCAAGGATGAGATTCGAGTTCGTGAGACCACGGGTAAGGTTGATGCCGTTGAGCATAATGATGAAGACGGCACTAGCTGGACTACATCACCACCTCCAGTCAAGGGTGTGAAGCCTGCCGCTGTTTTGCAGGTCATTACAGACATGCGAAAAATTTTGCCTGGAATGCCAAAAGTTGAGGTCGTGTCTCTTGCGGATTTTGAGCAAAGCGACCGGCTGAAGGGTGGCCGTGATTTCTTCACGGCCAAAGGCATCCCCCTTGAATACGTGAAAGCATGGGTTGGTCATCGTGAAGGCACTGTTTACATCGTCACTGATAGTATCGCTAACAGCGCCGAAGCTCGCGAGAACTTGCTGCATGAGATCATCGGCCACATGGGGGTGAATGCAGTTGCGACTGCGCCTGAGCGAGCCCGTATCTCCCGTATCATCGAGAATGTTGACCCTGAGTTGGGCAAAATGATCGAGAAAACTTACAGCACTAAGCGCGGCTCACAGTTGTACGCAGATGAGTTGCTGGCAAAGTTCTCTGAACGATACCAGAGCGCCGATCCTGCCAACTTCAAGGAGATGGGCAAATGGCAGAAAGCTTGGGATGAAATCAAGCGCATTGTCCGTGCCATCATCAAGCGTCTAGGCGGTGATCCAAATGCCTTCAACGATGCTGCTCTGCACAAGTTCTACACGGCTGCTGTCAGGGCTGTGGCAGAGGGTCGCATTCCGATGAAGAGCGGCTACAACACGAAGCAAGCCAGCCTCTCCAACTCCCAGAAGGTCTTGGCCGATGCTGCCGCTGTAGCCCGAGGCGAGAAGCCGCCTGATGAATCCGTTGGCAAGATCATCGAGGGGCTGCAAAACGGCGGCGAACGGAAGTCTCTGTTCGGCGGCAAGCTCAAGAGTGGCGAGGCTGTAGGCTCTATGGCTGAACGCCTCAAGATTTCCTCGGAGCGCGTGAAAGCGCAACGTGAGTCTCAAGCAGACGAAGCTGAGCCTGAGATACAAGCTTCATTGAACCCTGAGAATCCCGAGTCTCGGTTCTCGGACTTTGGCGAACGCCTCCAAGCTGATGAGCGGTTCACGCAAGAGTTCCAAGATGCGCCCGCAACAGAGTTTGAAGTTAAGCACCAGCAAGACACGCACGATAAAGCAGCGGCAATCATTAAGGCTGATGGCTTGGAGTTGGCCTATGTGAAGTTTAAGGATCTGGATAACAGCATCCCGCCCGAGGTTCGCCTTGCTGGCCTGATGCAAGTGGCCCAGCAGTACGACCTGCTCGCCAATGCGCGTGAAGCGATGGGCAACCTTCCAGGCAGCGAGGCATACGATTCCCTGATGGATCGTGCAATTGAGGCGAAGGTGGACGTTGAGACGCGCCTAAACAATGCCGCCCGCGAAGTTAATCTGGCGAATACCTGGGCACGCATGTCTCCGCAAGGCAAGCTACGTCGTTTTGAGCGCATGCTATCAGGCATTCGCGACAAAGCATCGAAGCAAGAGTTTGGTAACGACTTGGGTAATGTGCGAAAAAAGGTAAAGCGCATTGTTGATGAGTCTAAGAAAGCAGCGGGCGAAGGTGGCAAGCTAACTGATGAGCAGATGGAAGAGGCTGTTCAGAAAGCGATTGCCGATCTTAACCCGAAGACGCGCAAGGCTCGCAGTGCAGTTCCAAAGATTATTCGCGCCATCTTGAAGTCTGATGGCAGCGGCGTCTTTTCGGATCAAAGTTTCAGTGACGCTTTCAGCGATGCCTTCGACCTTCCAAAGCTTACCAGCCAAGACCGCTCACAAATCAGCAAGCTCTCGCGGGAGATTAACAAGCTGCCCGAGGGTTCTCTGCGTGATCTAAAAACCAACGAGTTGCTTAACAAACTGGCGCTCATCAAAGGCGTATCCGCAACAGATGCCATCATGGGCATGTGGTATGCGAACGTGCTGGCGGGCCTTTCCACTCAAGCGGTCAATGTCTGGGGCAATGGCGCTCTAGGCTTCATGAACACTTTGGCTCTGATGGTTGGCAACGGCAGCGTGAGTGATGCACTGGCAATGATTAAAGGCATGGCTGGCCCCGGCGGCTTCCGTCGTGGCGTGGAAGAGGCGAAGAATACTCTACGTACCGGATCGGTCCATAAGAACAAGATGGACGAGTATAATGCTCAAGGCGCTCTTGAGGTCTTGAAGCAGCAAGGAAGGCCAAAAGATATTGCGGAATGGCTGACATGGATCGGAAGCCTTGGCTACTCGACTCGCTATGTCTTCCGCGCTATGGCTGCGGCAGATGCGATTTTCTGGTACATGGCCGATGAGGGGTATGCTCACTTGGCAGTCAATAAGGCGGTTCGTGAAACTGGACTTACACCCGGAACTCCTGAATTCAACGCCGCTGTCATTGAGCGCATGGGCAGCTTGGAATCCATGGAGGCATCGCGTGAACAAGCTCGCGCTGAACTCAAGGCGGCTGGTCAAGAAGCGCCTGAGTGGCTAGTGAATCGCCGTGCATGGGAGTTGCGCCGTGGTTTGCGTGGCGACGATGTGAATAAGCGCAGTGCTTTCTTTGCGGATCGCCAGACGCTTCAACAGCAACCGGAAGGTATTGGCGGCACGATCTCGAAACTCATCACTCTCCTGCAAAGCGTGCAGGTTGGTGGCGTGCCTGTGTTTCGCGCCATGATCCCATTCAACCGAGTGGTGGCGAACCTGTTTGAATCTGGCCTTGATTGGGCTGGGGTGGGTATCCTGCGTGGCGCTCTTGGGCACCACCTTACATCCGGCAAGGAAGGTCGTCAGTTCGACAACATTGAGCGCCGTCAAAGGTTTGTGGCTGGCATGCTCGGCATGACAGTGGCAGGTCTCGCCTACGCTCTGGCAAAGAAGTTTGAGGATGACGATGATCCCCCGTTTGCTATTACAGCATTCGGTCCGCGTGATCCGGCTAAGCGAGCGCAATGGCTCGCGGAAGGTAATCGCCCTTTCACAATGAAGGTTGGCAACAAGCGCATCAGTTATGCGGAGACTCCGATGGGCATGCTCCTCGCTGGAGTTGGATCTTGGATGGACGCTGATAAGTATCAGAAGCTCGACAAGAAAAGCACGGCAGATCGCTTCATGTACACTGCACTCGCTGGCCTGAGTGGATTTAGCAGCCAAGGTGTACTTTCCTCGGTTAATGACCTGTTCGAAATCATGACGGGTAACGCTAATCAGAAGAAGCTTTCTGGCGTGCCTATTCGCACATTGTCAGGGGCGATCCCAGCGCAAGGATTGCTTCGTGACGCCGCCTCTTTGTTTGATGATCGCAAGATAGATGACAACACTCTGTATGCGGCTCTCTTTAAGGATGTGCCAGTGCTGAAAAGCTACGGCACTCGACCATCGCTAAACATCTTTGGTGAGCCTGTGAAGATCGAAGGCTTGCCAGTGGTGCGCCGATTTGTGACTGGTGAAAATGTTGGGCCCGAGGCTGAGTTCTTGGGTAAGCATCGGTTGCTCATTCCTGCGCTTCCTGCCGCTATTGAGATTGGTCAATATCTACCCAAGTCTTACAAGGAATCCGCCAAGAAGAATGCGCTGCAAATGCTCGCGCTTGAGAATGGCATGATAACGCCAGATCAACGCTATCAGTTTGTGAAGCGCAGCGGTGAGCTTACCAAAGCAGCGGTTAATCAGTTGCGCAAGAACGCTCCCAAGGAGATGACAAAACCGCAGAAGGTCTATTATCAAAAGCTCTTGAGTAAACGAGTTGGAGATGCCCGCGAGAAGGCAATGCTGGAGATTGTGAGGTCATTCAAATGAAGCGAATCCTAGACACAATGCAGGTGCCTCCTGGTGGCTGGAGGTACCGCGAGCCTGAGACTGGCGTGGAGCTAACCAGCAACAACTTCCTGGCGCTCATGCAGGATGTGCGCAAACACCGAGATGCGAATGGCTTGCCTACTTTTGGCGATTGGTCACAACAGGTGCATGACTGCATTTGTCAGCAGAACCCGCAAACTCCATGTGAAGAGGTTGGCTCTATCCCTTCCGTCGTGACCGCTGATGACATTTGGCGCTTCATCGAAACGATGTGGGAACTGAAGGGCAGCGAGCTTGTCAGCGAACAGGAGCAAGCGAGGCGAATTGATATTTGCCTGCAATGCCCGAAGCGTGGAGTTGTCGCCTGCCGTTGGTGCGGAAGGCTGGCGGGAAAGATTACCGAGCTACTTGGAGGTCGAACTATCCACAAGGTTGACCAGATATTTAAGACAAGCTGCATGGCTTGCAAGTGCGATCTAACCGCGAAAACTGCTATTCCGCTGGATGTTCTCAAGCGAGTGGATGAGAAGCTTGGAGGTGAGCCTGACTACCATGAGAAGTGTTGGATGCGGGAATAGCCGTTAATCAAAAGCCCCGCAGAACGAATCCTGCGGGGCCTCAGAGAACGGAATATATGAACTAACAACACACAAGGAGCCACAAGGCCAACAGATGTCACCGGAACCACCGCTAGGGTCAGTCACGACAACGGATTATTGATCATTGGCAGTTCGAGTGCAAGGGGAATTATTCGATCACCAGCACATCCTTAACCCAGAAAGGCTTAGGCGCTGAGAATCCGAGGCTAGGCAGGGCTTGCTCCAACACTGCCTTTGTCACCTTCAGCTTATCGGCTAGCTGGTTGAGGCGGATGTTGCCACTTGAGAGTACGTTCAAGATGTCCTGGCGCGTGAAGGTGAGCGGTTGAGGCTCTGCTTCCTCTGTGGGTGGAATAGGCCCGCTGCCGTGAACCACACCAGCATCGCTACTTGGGGGACTGTCGGCGGGCGCGACAGTATGAAGAACCTCGACTTTTGCCCCAGCCGAGGCCGCGTCACTGCTCGCGGAAAAACGGGGCATTTCAGGCATATGCAGACCTGAAAGAACTAACGCTTGAAAGCTGCCATCTTTGCAGCCATGCACAAGTACTGCTTTGGACGAAATCAGACCCCCACGGGCACGACCAGGAAACTTAGATTCTGCCGGTTCGCAGGTAATGCCATCAGCTGTTCGGACATAGTTCTGCGTGTTCCACATGTCACAGATCAACTCTGTATGGGCAATGCCGCGCTTGTGGAACACCCAGCGCAGGTAAATGTCCCAAGGGTCAGTCGGATGAAGTGGAGGGCGCTTGCCAAGGTCCGCGACGACAGGGCCGATCTCGACATCGGTCAGCATGCCCGGCGGGTAGATGCCACAACCCATCATCATCGTGTCGCCTGGGTTTGTCTGGATCTCGCCGGTCTCTACGTTGCGATGAGGAGTGTTGACGAGAAGGCCCATGAAAGGCTTGCCGCAGGACTGGTAATCAGCAGCTAGGCGGTCAGCCCAGTTGGCAGCTTGCGGGATGCAATCGTTCTCCATCCACAGGAAAGCATCGCGCATGCCATTGAGCGCCATGTAATTGAGGGACCAACTGAACTGCATATTAGGCGCTTGAGGCCATCCACCATCCGGCTCGACATCCATCTGAGCTACATCCACATGCGAACAGATTTGACGCAGCTTAGCGGCCACCTCGAAAGCGATGGTGTGGGCTGGCGGTGTGGCAACAATGAGAAGCTGGTGAGCATTCAGGTTGCCAAGTTTGATCATGACATCTGCAAGCAGGTGCATGCGATTCATGTCTGAGCGGGATACGGGTAGTACGATTTTCATGCGGACAGTTGAGCGTTTTCTAATGCTGGGCGCACATACCTTAAAGCCATTTCCCGTTCTTGGGAAATAAAGAAATCAGGCAGGCGAGCGCAGTTGTGGTTCTGAATTTGTTCAGCGGCATCTTCAGGCGTGCATTTCGTGTTCATCACGATCATGCGGCGGAGGGCGTCAAAGTGTGTTTGAGCGCCATAGCCAGGAAATTGCCATAGACCAGGGGGCACGACTGAGGGGTTAAGCGTGCGGTCCTCCTGAATGCTGGACGGAACAACCTTCACGCCTGAGCCATCGACATCCGGCAGCGTCATTGCGCCGTCGTAACACCACTGCGCGTTTGAGCGGTTGTAGATGCAGTCTGGAATATGCAAGCAAGTCTCTTGGATTGATGGGTGTTTAAGACCCTCGCATACCGCCATTGGAGAGGATTGGTTGCCGATAAAAAGCTCTGAGCCCGCAATGGCTTGAGCTACATCGAGCATGGTCTTGGTTGGCAGCTTCTGCACTTCGCCAAAGCGGTCCGAGAAATCCTTGTGCTCGCCATCCGATCCGATGAAAAGCAGGCGTGTACCATAATGCTTCACGACTTCCGCCCACTTGAAATAGTTGTTTGGGTAGCGAGAACTTCGTGCAATCACCACTTTATTCTTGGCGGCGTTAGATGGCGCTACCTTGAGCCATGCCTGAGCGGATGAGAATTTGTGAATCAACTCTCCATGCGCGTGCTTGAAGTGGGAAAGGTGGGCGCTTAGCAAGGATGCGCTCACACAATGCAGCCCTTGTGATCTAAAGTCTCCACTCTGCCAGCCCATCCTCTCGCCATATTCAGCTAGCCGCACTTCACGAATGTAAGGCTGAGACTCCGCCAAGGCTTTAATGTTCTCCAAGAATGCCGCCAGCGTGGCGTCATCTCGCATCTTGGTGAGTTTGGACTTCTGCAAGACAAGCGTATGTGGACCTCCTGGGATCTGCGAGATAACGCACATCGCCACGATTGCATCGCCAACATCGCCCTCGGTTCCGCAGATCATTCCTTTACCCCCTTCTCTACGACCACCAAGATGTGTCCTGGATACCAGCGCGACATATGGATGGGGTGTAACCATTCGTTTAGATGCCTCTCACTAAACAGCCAAAGATGCTCTGGGCATAAGTCCTGCTCACGAAACACACCATCCTTCATGATGGCTGGAATCATAATTATCAATCGCCCCAAAGGTCTGAGCAAGAATAGAGCCTTTTCAATGAAGGCGAATGGGTCTTGTACGTGTTCAAGAACATCAGCAAAAACAATCGAGTCCCACTCTGGGGCTGCATAGTAATCCTCAAAGTGCAGATTAGCCACCGTGCAGCCGGAGTGATCTCGGATGAATGGAACATGCTCTGCGCATGGCTCTATCCCTGTGCAGTTAAAACCGGCATCGGTAGCGAGCTTCAAGAAAGCTCCGGGGGCGCAACCGATCTCTAACAGCTTGTGACCTATGCACCACTCTAGCAAAGTCTCAGCCTTAGTCTTGCCGTTCTCACCCTTAAACCCGTGGCAATTGAAGAGCTGGTCTTGAATTGTGGAGCGACCTTCATGCCCCCAGTAGGGCTCGTCATAGCGAGTAATCGCGCCATCAACCCTCTTGAGGGTGCCGTTGGGTAGCTGTTCGTACTCTGGTGGTAATGTCATCTCAGGATATGTTTAGAAGGCTTACAGTCCAAGCTCCTTCAAGATTGGCTCCATCAAACCGGCTGTCTTCGAATTTCCATTAAAATGTAGAGCACTCGGAAACTGACCAGTGATCTTATTGCGCAATTTACCATCCTGCCATTCAAACGTATCCATCGTTTCACCAATCATCGTCTGGAACATGGAGCATTCCGAATCGAGACCCATCTTTAATTCATGAGGGGCGCATTG